TAGATATCTACAGACTGACGCAGCTTGCCGTCAGAGTCGATGTTGCGGCGAACACCAGAATCGCTAACCATCAGGTCAGAGAAGTCACGGCGCAGCTTAGGAGACAACATGATCTTAGTTGCCTTACCGCCTTGCTCGTAGATCTTCTGCATGGTTGCATCGATGTCAGACAGGCTCAGTGCAGCACGAGATGCATCGACTTCCAGAGTAGGAGCAACGGTTCCCTTGCCAGCTTCAGCGCCGACAGCAGTACCAGAAGCATAGGTACAGGTAGCTTCGTCATTTACGAAAGCTTGGTAACCACCCATGGTACGAGTACCAGAGCCGTTAGCAACCTGATAACCGTTTACCAGATCGTGCTCAACGTCACGGCGGAGTTCGGTACCACGCTTCTTCAGCTGGTATGCATACTCGTCAGCAACGCCAGCCTGATCTACTGCACGGCGAGTGCCGGAGACAGCAATAGTCTTACCGTTGATCTGAGTGTAGTTACCCAGACGGGTACGCTCAGGGCCAACAGGGTTGAAGCCAGTGCCGCCTTCAGTTTGAGAAGCACCGGGTGAAGCAAAGTCAGCGCCGTCAACCAGCTTAGAGTTGCCGGGTGCAGCCAGTGAGTCGGTTTGCCACTCGTGGTAAATAGCAGTAGCCTTGCTCTTACCGATAGAGGAGATGAAAGGGGTCTCGTCACGAGTGATCAGAGAGATGAAGTTAGCAAGATCTTCACGTTGTGAAACATTGCTGTTAGAAGTACCAGAAGCAACGCCTCCAGCAGGACCAGTGGTCGCTCGACCGCCAATTGTAGCCATAATATATTCCTTTTAATTAAATTAAAGTTTCAGAGAGTTTGCTGCATAATCTCTTAGGAATGCCATTTGATCATCAGGGGATGCATCTTCACGGAAAGCTCTTGCTTTCGTCATTTTGGATTTATCCTGTTTCTGAGTAATTTGAGACTTTCCTTTCTTTGTGGGAACTGCCTTTTTGGTAGGGGCAGCTTTTCGCTTAGCTTGACCCTTAGAAACACCTTGCTTTAACACACGGTATTCATTTAAGAGTCTCACAACATGGGGGCTTGTAATACTATCAACAAGCTCCTCAGGGATACCTTCTTCGATGGCAAAGGTACGAATATCCAATGCAACTTCGTTATTAAATCCGGGGACGATCTCTTCAATGACTTCATTAAAGTTAGCAATCTGTTCATCCCAAAGTTCAGCTTGGACTTTTTCTTGTTGTTCTTTAAGTTGTTCTTGAAGACCTTCACGTTGTTTACGAGCGTTCCAGTATTTCTTCTGGGCTTGTTCTCGTTTATCCTTGAGGTCTTGAACCTCATAGGTATCACCAGCTTCACGGGCTTTATCAATTGCAGCCTCGATGTCGTGGTATTCTTTAGCTAAGTGCTGCTCAGTTCCCATGAGAATAGCAGCGGAAGCTTGACCAAGTTCTTGCACTTCAGCGAGCATAGTATTACGCTCTGCCTCAAGTGCTTTCTTAGCCTCGCCTAGTTCACGACCCTTTTTACTAAGTGAGCTGTCAGTTTGATAGCCTTTCAGGAGATCCGCAAAGGATACATCCAATTCTTTACCATCAATCTTAACACGGACTTTAGCGTCCAAATCTAAGTCGTCAGCAGTAAACACATCAGCTTCTTGGGTAGGGGAATCTTCTTCGCCATCCTCATCTGTTGTCTCTTCAACCTCTTCCTCATCTTCCTCTTCAGTAACGGTTTCATCAGAGTCTTCAGGGTCTTCTATCTCTGAGTCCACCGGGTCAACCTCTGGAACTTCCTCTATTGGTAGCGGTTCTTTATCCAGAAAATCTGAATTTCTTAGAACGGCATCTAGGAGGTCCTGTTCGGTCTGACCAGCATTTGACGTTGGTACCGAGTCATCCATAGTGGGTAGAGTGGTCTTGTCTGTCATATAATTATCCTTTATTTAGTTTTAGCGTTTGGTTTGCGTTGGGGAATCTCAGGCACTTCTTTAGTCCCTGCTTCTTTTATAAAGCCTTCATAGCGATCTTTAATTTGGTAAAGATCATGTAGGCTGCCAGCATTAAGCTTGGCCTTTCCAGCGCTACGCATTGCATCAAACTCTAAAAGCTTGATCATGTCGTTAACATTGCTTAACAGCATGTCGTATTTAATTTCTCTATTGTCCATTATCCTCGTCCTCATTGGTTTGTAGATGTGGTACGTTCCGCCCATACATTTCGTATTGGGCAAGCTTAGCCTTTACGTCACCAAGAGCTAAGACACAGGAATATATAAACTCCCGTGTCTTGTTCTCGTGAGGTTCTGACCGGAGAAACTGCAAGTAGTAATCTACCATTAGCTCCCCATAAGCCCCAGTGAAAAACTCTTCCCGCTCACGTTGAGCGAACTGGGCATTCACTAGGGCTTCTTTTGCTTTCACATCTGGGTGGATATTCTTCAACCGCTTCTCGGCTGTCTTCTTATACTTATCCATTATTACCTCTTATGTTACTGCGGTCCCATCTGGGACATCAAACTCATCATGTCTTCAGCAGACATTTGTGCTCCCTCTGGTTGAGGGGCTGTTGGCTGCATAGGAGCCGCAGGGGTCGATGGACCCATTATTTGTTGTACCATTTGTACGATCTGACTGTACTCTGGGTGCGGAGGAATACTAACCCCTTCCTTCTGAGCCTTGATAGCAAGGTCAGCCCACTCTTGGTAATGACGATCAATCGCTACAGCAAGCTGCTTTGAATTGTCTTGAATTGTGTTAGCACTCTGTGCATCAGTGAACTTAACGTTAGCTTCGGCAAGAGCAACATCCGCTTGTTCTTTACGCTTAGCCATTTCCTGTTGGGCCTTGGCCGCCTCACTTTGTGAGTTAACTGCTTCGATAGCTTTCTCTTTAAACTCATCAGTAGTATAGTCTTCTAGGAAATCATTACTAGAAAGACCCATCGCTTCTAACATTTTAGTGGCCAGAATTGCAGGGGCCTCTGGACGAATAATACCTCCAGCACCTGCTGCATTCAACGCTGGTAAGATAGACTGGCCAACGGATTGCAGTTTAGTGATAAGATTAGAGTTACTGTTCTCACCGATATCCAGAATTACATCACAATCCATACGGTCTGGTAGGTTATCAATATCAATAGTTTCAATGATACCACCAAGGCTTACAGTCATAGAACCTGCTTGCTTACGGAGAGTAGAGTAAACACCTTCACAAAGGCGCTTGAAACCAGTCTCAGCAAATCTACGTGCGATGTGTTGGATACGTTTCTGGGAAGCTGACTGTACAGCTGCAAGCTTTTGTTCACTGTTACCAGAGACATACAGTGTATCGTTAAGACCTTGAGCGGCCTTTGACATACCTGTTGCTTGTTCTTTAATTGTTTGTAAATGTTGAAGCAGAGGTACCGTACCTGTAGAGATTGTCTCAGGTGCCAAAGCTGCAACAGCACCATTAGGGTTACCGTTAGTTGGGATGATCTGCTTAGGCTTCATGTTCTGCAATGCAGAGAAGTCCACCACATTGGGGTCAGCAAGCTTAGGGCTATAGTTAGTGAGGTAAGTGTTCTCAACAAAACCACGCAGGATAGCAGTAGCTGCCAAGGTAGACGAACGGGTAAAGTCTGCAATAGACAAACCATAGAACTCATAGGGTATGTCAATTGGAGATAAGACAGCCATTGGCTTCATGTCGCAATCTTCTTCATCGAGCACCTTAGGTCCAGCCATGATGAAACGCTTAAGCTCAGCGACACCGTCACCATCCCGGTCAACATTCATCCAGCATTCAGTTACAGTCAACTCACGATTAGCCTCAAGGGGATTGGCACTTTCACCATTCTGCCAGTAAGACATGCCGATAACTTCTTTACGTGAAGCTACATCGGAACTGTATCGGTTACTACCAGCCCACTCGTTACCGGCAAGCTCATCCCACTCGTCATCACTAATGTTGCTTGCAACGTCAGGCCAGTACTTACGGATCTCACTGCGGGTCATGGTGGTCTGGATGCCCACGAAGGAAGCATCATCGATAGACGTAGCATCACGGGAGATACGGAAGTTCTCAGGGGGTACATTCTCAATGCGTACTTTAGAGCGGTCAGTGGTTCGCTTAATGCGTACATTCACATAGACAAGCTCTGCTTCACCATTGAGGTCTACTTCATTTTCATACTGGAGATCTCCAACGATCTCAACAGTCTCATCAGAGAGGAGTTCATCCAGCTTGGATTGAGAGATTGAATCATACTCTTCAAAGCTGATGTGGTAATCTTCCACGAAGTCCCATCGGATGATAGCATTCTTCCAGAGGAGAGATGACTTGATCCAAGTCTGTAAAGTCTCCCATCCTTTATTCTGTTTAAATATACAATAGTTAGTTATTAAGGATGCATCATGCGCTTGCTTAAATGCTCCGGGGGTATTTGCGTAAGGTGTGAACTTTGCGATTTTACCATTGTTTAAGAAGAGATCACAAAGGACTGCGGTATAAGCCTCTACTGTTTCAGTTGTTGATGTATCAACGATAGTGCTGACACCCTGAGGTAGGAGGTGTCCATTGGGAACCCCTGCGTACTCATAAGTACTCTTCTGCCGCTCTTTGGTCAGGTCAGATGAGTTTAACCAGTCTCCTGCACTATTAGCAATACCAGAAGATACAAGCTCTGCTACCTGTTCATCTGTTACTTTTTCCTTATATCCGTAATTCATTTACTTCCTCCAAGGGATGTCTTTAGATTTTTCTAGTTGTTGACTATTGTAGCTACCCGCCTTGGGTAACTCCCTTGGCTTTTTTGTTTCTTTCTTTGCAGTCTTGGTGCTTTGTACTTGTTCATTAAATCGCATCTGTTCCCTCCTAGGGTCTCTCAAGCTAACTATAAAGGAGACTATTGCTACTTGCCCATATTGATGTACATACAATGTTAGTAGGTACGGTCTCCTAATATAAAAAAGGTATCGTTACTTTCCCCGAGCGATACCAGACTCGGCGAGGACTAATGGAAATCGTTAGTAGTCGTTCCACTACTCTTTTTAATCATAACCAGCTAGTGTTGTCCTGTTCATACTGAGACACTCTGGTTGACCACGGCACATTAGTATTCTGTAGTTTATCCCAATGGGTTCTAAGGACTTCACAGGCAATTGCTAATCCAATCACTGTGTCATCATTACAACCGGGTGCTGCTTCAGTCTTACCTGTGGCTGTGGATATATAATCTTTTAATTCTTGTATCATAATGTTAGAGGGTATGTTCACCTCTTCGTTCTCAATAAGAGACTTAAGGTTACCAATTATGGCTGGTTTGGAAGCTGAAGTGGTCCTAAAGCCTACACGAGAACTTTCTGTACTAGAGACATTAGCGGTCTTCTGTTGCTTGTACAGGTTAACATAGTTCATTGATTCTAGCTTTTGTATTGTAGCAACACCCATGGAGTTACTCTCTGGGCACAGAAGTGCGTTGTTGTAGTAACGTCCAAGGTAGAATAACAACTCTCCAAACAAAGAGGGGTCTATCCGGTTATCCCTGTAGAGGGCCATAACCTTTCGTTCATTGTTTAAGACAACAGCAACTGAATAATCTAGACCTACGCCTAATGCGACATCAGCAGAGATAACGTAACTGGTATCCCACTGGGGGTACTCAAAGATATGCAGCTTACCTTCTCGGTTATCTTCGAATTGTTTACTATTAATGTCCCAAGCACGGATACTCTCCGGGGCTTCAGGGATTAGTTTTTCTAGCTTCTCTGTATCAAAGACGTTAGAGCCGGAGACAATAAATGCCTCATCGGGGGTGGATGGGTATTCCTGACGGAACTTTAACTCACCACTCTCAGCTATCTTAAGTCTTCTCCAGTATAGTTGATCATTGTCTAATTCAAACCTTTCAACTAAAGACTCTTCATCAGCCGTTAGTATCATACCCTCAGGGGCTTCTCTACGGTATTCCTTTGTGAGGAACCATGGTAGGAAGATTGGTATGTATTCATTCTCTCCAGCTACTGCACCTTTCCACAGACGATAGAACTCACCTTGAGCGCCATTCGCCGTACTCTCAAGTATAACCTCAGTACCTTCCGCTTGAGATATACCTTGGAATAAACCTGCGAGGATCTTCTCATCATGGTTCCAAAAGGCAACCTCAGACAAGTGAGCAATCGTTGGAGTTGTACCCCTACCAGCTTCAGGTGAGCCAGCAGTGTAAAGACGGTAGCTAGCTTTAGCTTCCTTATCCTTAAAGTAAGGTGAGGATATAATGATTTCTTTTGCATTACTACGTTCCTCTTTGGGGGCTAAGTCTTCAGTCATATTCCTAATGAGGTTCTTTGACATACTGAAGAGAGCATCTGAAGTGGCACTGTCGTGGGCCATTACAACTGATCTAGAGTGTGGGGAGAAGTATGACTTCCAGTACACCCTACCTACACAGTACGTAGAGATACCCATCTGTCTTGCCTTAAGGATAATAGCCCTGACCTTACCAGTCTCTTTAGCTTGTGCAGCCAATGCATCAGTTATTCTTTGTTGGGCTTCATTCAAGACAAAAGGGACAAAGCCCTTACTAGAGTCTTTAGTGACAATCCGTATTTGTTCCTGTGAGAACTTCTTGAAGTCTTCAGAATACTCTTTGAGTTTCTGTCTCTTCTCCTTTTCCTTCACAAGCTTTATTAATTCTTTCTTATCCATATCATAGTCCTCGTTGACTAATCTGTTGGGGTTTCTGTGGGGAGAAGGTACTTACCCCAATATAACTTTGGGACCCCCCCTTGATGTCTTTGAGGGAAGCTCTCAAGCCTGTGTGAGAGAGACAGGATATATATGTACCCCTAATATATTTCCACACCCCCCTTAGTCTTCTCAGAGGCTTCTCAGAGGCCACGCAAGCGTGTCTCTTTTGCAGGAGTGCTTACACCCCCTGACGTCTACTAAAGGGTCCTACGGGGTCCTGTGGGGCTTTAAAGCATACTCTCTTCCTATAGGGACTACCGAAGCTCCTAATAGCACAGGTACTTACGGGAATACTGTGGGGTTCTGTGGGGATCTAGGGGAACCGAAGGGCTATGCTACAAGAGATTCCCAAAGACCTCTCCAAGCACTCAATTGCGGGAATTCTCGTTAGTCCCTTTAGGGGTACCCCCGGTACTATATATATATCTATACTTAACCAATGACACTAGGAGACCACTATGTCATACACTTACTACAGAGCTATGTCCCGAGAGGAATACAGTAGTATCCTTGAGGACAACTATGGTATGCATGATCCTAGAGAAACCTACTGGGCTGATTGTGTATCAGTTGCTAAGCGTTACCTTAATCCTGAGAGGGTTCTGGTAGAGCTTACTTTGGATAGACCAATCAACCCTGATTACCTTAGGGTAGCTGAGTACGTCTCTAGTAATGGAGACAACAACAACCATTACGAGTACTGTATGGCTCGTGATTACTTCTGGAGGGTTGTCCTCCCATCAACATTAGATATTGGAGTAGTAGCATGAAGCCAGTAGAGATAGCTAATACAATCTTAAAGCAAATACAACATAGTAGGGTTGGTGATAACTCAGGGGCTCTACTAATGATGTGTTGGGGTGTTCACAACATCAGCACAGTTGGTAAAGATAAGTACCATTATGGTGGTGTTCAGTTCATGGTTAATGGTTTCAAACACAAAGGTTGGGTAAGTATAAAACTACACTACAACGACTCATACACCGTTACGTTCTTAAACAAGTACGATAAGTTCTGTGAGGGTCCCGATGTGTACGAGTATATCTTATACCCAGAGTTAGCTGAGTTCCTAGACAAACACATAGAGACAGGTATCAAAGAAGAAGAGGTGTTGTAATGACTAATCAAGAAATAATAGAGCTGTTTGATTCTAGTAATATAACACTGACCGAGCTATCAGCAATAACTGGTAAAACTGTTAAGCAACTAAAAACAATTTTAATGGGGTTTTAAGTAATGGATACATATACTTGTTGGAACTGTGGTCGTATTGACCGCAACGATGTAAACCGAATTGACACACCAACACTAGTTCCCTACGGAGATCAGATGGTTGATCTTGTGTCTTGTGAATATGTATGTAACAATTGCGGATCAGATGTAGAGTATGAGCCGATATACTAAGCCCTGATCCAAACTAATCTTTATAGAGGAAATACCATGGATATCTTAAACGTTTCATTGATGGTCGTCAAACGATCTTCAGTATTTACATGATAAGAACGACCCACAAGACTGGGAACGTGGATTACAAAGGCTTCGGGTTAAATACTTTGGCATCGACACATCAAACACATGTGACGAAAAAACAGCAATTGATCGACATAACAACTAGCAAACAGACGGTGGTTTGAACGATAAAAGGAACAAGAGTACAACGCCACGCAAGCGTGTCGCTTTATAGCAATTCCCAATTTCGGGACAAACAACATAGAGGAAGGTAGCAATCATGTTAGAATCTCCACGTAATTATTTCATCAAAGAAGCAGAAATTAACTGGGCACGTCTAGACACACCAGTATCTCCGTTCGGAACTCCACAGTACGAACTGCAAGCTGCAACTGACAATAAGGCTACGGCTAAAGAATGGAAGGAAAACCATCTAAACGTAAAAGAGAAAGACGGTAAGTTCATTGTGTCTCTCAAGCGTAAAGCCCGTAAGGCCAACGGTGAAGACAATGGCGCTCCAAAAGTAGTCAATGCCGATCTGTCTCCATTCGATAAAACAGTGATGATCGGTAACGGATCAACTGCAAACGTTAAGATCTACCAGTACCCATACGATGTAAATGGTAAGAAGGGTGTTGGCTCATCATTAACAGCTGTGCAATTGGTAAACCTTGTAGAGTACAAGGGTGGCACTAATGACGACTTCGTAGCTTACGAGTCAGAAGGTGCAGAGCCAGCTGCTAATAAGTCAGACGACTTGTTCTAAACCATTGGGGGACTCTTCGGGGTCTCCCTTATTCTTTGAGTAACCGACAAAGGCAAGAATGAGATAGACTTATGAATAGATATACAGTTTGGGTTGGTGGTGTTGAAGTAAATGAATACTACATCACCAAAGATGAAGCAGAAAAACTGGCCGCTGTTTATAGGGCTGAAGGGTACGAAGACGTTTACATTGAAAATGTCCTCATTGTAACAACGAGGTAGATGGTGATGAGTGATTTACATTTATTATTCGTAACATCAGTAGCACTTTATATATACCTCGATCTAACCAAGGATTAATCATGAAACTATTAGATAGAAGTGGTGGTAACACTAAACTAAGGAAGACTAATAACAAAGAAATGAAGCTACACTTTGCAGGTCTGTCAATGCACCCAGATGATGCTATATGTGCTGGTGCTAAAGCTGCTGGTTGTATGGATGATTGTCTTAAGGAGTCCGGTCTTGGTGGTGTTTACCCCAGTGTCAACATTGCACGTAGAGCAAAGACAGACTTCTATCTATCAGATCAGGAAGGCTTCCTTAAGCAGTTACGTAGAGAACTTACCAACTACGTTAAATGGTGTGCTAAGAAAGGACTGCACGGTGTGGTTCGCTTAAACGTACTGTCAGACATCCCTTGGGAAACCCATAACATCCCACAGGACTTCCCGGAGCTTAGCTTCTATGACTATACCAAAGTCGCTAAGAGGTTCCACAAGGGTATGCCTAGCAACTACCAGTTGATGTTCAGCTACAGTGGTAAGCCTACGTACAAGAAGCAGGTGCTTAGCTTCCTTAAGTCTGGTAGTGATTCCTCTGTTGCTGTTGTCTTCAACCGTAGACCATTCCCAGCTACATTCATGGGTCGTGATGTTATAGACGGAGATGCAAGTGATTGGGTCAATGTCAACAACAAGGGTGTAGTTGTAGGTCTGACAGCTAAAGGACCAGCTAAGGGTAACGATAATGGGTTTGTTGTAGATGTATCATCAATTCCTGTAATAGCTATTGGAGGTATGTAATGAACGGTAAGGGTGACAAGGCAAGACCTTTCGCAGTGTCCCGTGATGAGTACGAGAATAGGTTCGATGCCATATTCAGAAAGAAAGAAGTAGAGACTACTGTAGACAATGATGAAACACTGTACCAAAGTGACCCTCATCCTTTCGCAGAGTGGCTTAAGAAGTGCCCTGTAGAGTTCACTGAAGACTACACAGACAATCATGGTACCCGTGCAGGGTACACCTTTTGGCTTAAAAGTAACACTAATTAAAACTTGGAGAAGTATATGTTTAAAGCAAAGCGTTTGTTCAAATTCCGTGTATCTAAGAAGTCCAACGGTCGTATCCGATTCACTGCCCTAGGTTTCTCAGGTTTCATTGCTTTACGTAAAAAGAAGTCTCGTGGCTATGGACTACAACGTCAATCTACATTCACTCAACTACACATTGGACGCACCTCTATTGCTCTTGAGCACAACCGTCCAGCTAAACAAGTGTGGAATTTTGCCGGTTAATACTATGAAAGTCTTCGTCTATTATAACTTACGTAAGAAGTGTTTCAGCGTGAAGGCATTAGAAGGTGCTGACAAAGGGCGTGTGGTCAAACATGCGTCCTCTGTCATCCTCACTAATGTAACCTTCAAGGTATCAGAAGCAGGTAGACAAAGGGTTCTCAGAGACAAGCAGAAGAATGTACATGCAGGTGCTCAAGGCACATTATGCTCAACTGACATTCCATTCGCTTGGGTAACAGCGAGACCTAGATCAGCCACATACAATCCTTATGATAACAAGACTTTCATTGATGTAGAAACTAAACAACCGGTACTGTCATCTGACATGGTTGAGTTGACCAATCGTAAAGTATTCTATAAGGGCTAACATGCTTGTAATAGCGACCGCAATCTTCATCATAGTATTACACTTAGTAATAATAACATCAATATTAAGAGGCTAATATGAGTAAAGACGAATCAATAATCGACATATTGTTAGACAGGGGTATAATCCAAGACTTACGAAACGACATGGAAGACATCAACGATATGTACTTCGCACAACTGATTATGGAAGCTGTCCGAGACGCAGAAGAAGCACTCAACTCTTTCAACGGTGATGAAGACTTCTAAGAGGTGTACATGAAATATGTAAAAAGAGTGGTGCGATACCTCGTCTTGATACCGCTGGCATTTGGATTAGATCTAGTTTACTCAGTTCTAAAGCAAATAGATGGTGCCATAGAGAAAATATTTGATACCTTAAATCAGTGGACTACGGAGGACTAATCATGAATGACGAATCATTACCTTACGAGTACAAAGAAGAACTCCGGCAGCTATGCACAGATGCCTATCGTGAAGCAGCAATGATCGCTAAGGATTACACGGAGTCACTGGCAGCCTCCTTGCTTGACTATTATATAAAAGAGTCAGAATCAATAACATCAAAATACGTAGATGAAATACCCTCAGGAGAGCTAGCGTTAATCCTGAAGACAATACGTGAAGAGTTAAAGAACGATATCGATGAAGGAATCCGTGACAATGTATAGTATCCTATTAGGTTTATGCGTGATCTGTGGTGTAACCTTTATCCTCACAGGGTCTAATGCAGCGCTAATGGGTTGGTCTATGACCGGCCTAGCATTGATCTCTGGTTCAATACTAATCAGTTTGTAGCCCCCAAGGGAGTCCCTAGGTTTTTCCTAGTGGCTCCCTTATTTTTAGGTAACCGACAAAAAGCATTGCGGCTTTCCCCCGCAGATCTCCTAAAGATCTCGCTAGTCCCTATAGGACAACATTAGACCTACGCCACGCAAGCGTGTCGTTATTAAGAGATTACAAAGGAGACTTTATGACAGCAAGAAAGATACACCCTAATAGTTTACTTAACTTAGCACCTAGATTTAATGAGGAAAGCGCTAAGCAGGCTCAGGCTGCATCTGTAGCAGCCCGTAAGGTAAACACAGAAGCACGTAAGCGTCTTGCGTTAACAGCCGCAGAACTCAAAATGGACGTGCAAGAACTAATGCAGGCCAACAACCTGACTGCGCTGGATGTACTTCGTCTTTCCATGGTTAAGGCTATGGCTAATAACGATATAGACCAAGCTGTTGATATCGCAAAAGCACTAGCAGAGTTTGAGACTCCAAAGCTTGGCCGTGTAGAACAGACCAACCTAGAACTCTCAACAGAAGATATGTCTGATGAAGAGCTTAACAAAAGACTTCAAGAACTTCTTAAAAAGGACTAATTATGTACTACAAGGTTTATGGTAAGAATGGCTGTGAGTACTGCACGTTAGCCGTTGAGTTACTGGAAGTACTACGTAAGGATTACATATACTTGGTGTTAGATGAGGACTTTCCTCTCTCAGACTTCAAGAGTATCTTCCCAGATGCTACAACAGTGCCTCAGATAATCACAGTTAGCAACACCGAGGTCACCAAGATAGGTGGCTATGATCAACTTAGAGAACTACTAGTAGGGCCAACAGCATGAGCATAAACGATGCAACACCATCAGATTGGAACAAAGCAGCAGAAGCTGTAAAGTCCCAAGAGCTTAAAGAAAGAGAACGACTACGTGGTAAGTGGTCACGTTGGTGTGTAACTGAAGAGGAAATAACTGATATGATGCCAGACACACCCATTGTGAAGAAGGAGGACGTTGTTAACAGCCCGTCACACTACAATACAGGTGGTATCGAGGCAATCCAAGCTATCGAAGCCAGCATGTCTAAGGACGCCTTCCAAGGGTACCTCAAGGGCAACTGTATGAAATACCTTTGGCGTATGTCATACAAAGGTAAGGCTAAAGAGGACCTCCTCAAAGCCCAGTGGTACCTCAACAGATTGATTGAGACAATCTAATGGATAAGTCCAGCCATGAGTACAAGTCTCAGTACGATAGAGCATTCCGGAGGAAAAGATGGAGAATGATCTTTAAGTACTTTGGTGGTAAGAAATGTCAAGATTGTGGTGTTGAATCCGAGCATCCAATCTATGACCTCCACCATAGAGAGCCCTCGGCTAAAGACTTCTCTATTGGTGCACTAATACGTAGAAAGTGGGAAGTATTGGAGCCTGAGATAGCTAAATGTGACCTGTTATGCTCTAATTGTCACAGAATTAGGCATGATATCGAGAGAAAACAACAACGAGAGGTATCAAATGGAAGTAATTAAGGGTGATTTCGGTAAGACTCCTGAAGCAGAGCCAAAGAAACTGCTTGACTTACTACATGAAGCACTAGCAAGTGCTGGTATTGATGAAAATACAGTGGGTAAGTTCATACTAATTGCAGAAGTTGAAGGTGATGATGATGATTTCAAGATAATGACTGCTTATGACACCATGGAAACCAATTACATCATGGATGTAAGCAAATTCTCCTTCTTAGGGTACTAATAGTACCACAACAACCTACAAACTAAGCTAAGCCTAACCCAATAATGGGTGGCACTCAAAGGAATTTACATGAAACTTGTATTTGATATAGAAAGTAACGGTTTACTGGAAGAAATCTCTACCATTTGGTGTATCGTATGCCAGAATGTGGACACTAAAGAGGTTATTTCCTTCTCAGACCATGATGATTCACTACAAAGTATCCAAGCTGGCCTTGATTATCTTCAGGCAGCTGACATTCTCATCGGTCACAACATCATTGGCTACGATATACCTGCAATAAAGATAGTTACAGGGGTTGACTTGCTAGATAAGAAGTGCTACGACACACTGATCATGTCCCAAATGTTACGCTATAAGCGTACCCACCGCCATGGTTTGAGAGGCTGGGGTGAAAAACTTGGGGATAACAAGATAGACTACAACGACTGGACAAAGTATACAAAGGAAATGCTTGAGTACTGCATTCAAGATGTCAGTTTGAACGTTAAAGTGTACGAGAAACTAGTCGAAGAGTTCCAAGTGTTACACGCACCCTTCCCACTGATAGCTAAAGGTCTAGAAGTAGAGCATGACGTTGCTAAATTCAACACAATTGTTAGGGAACAAGGTTGGAACTTTGACACTGTCAAGGCTAAGGCCACCTTAAAGATGCTCAAGGACAGAGCAAAAGAGATTGAAGACACCATTGAACCCCAGCTTGGGACCCATAAGCAGTACATCGATAAAGAACCGAAGACTGCAAAGTTCAAGAAGGACGGTACTTTCACTACGGTAACTGTAAGGTTACTGTCAGAATACTTTGGTCGTGAGATATTACCAACTGACACACACGTGATCAACGTAGGTCAAACCTTCCAACGATCTATTGTAAAACAAACTAAGCTAGGTCAGCTAGATATGGTTAAGGACTGGCTGTTAAGTATTGGTTGGAAACCAGATGATTACACCCGTAAGAAAACCCCAAATGGTTGGGTTAATGTTGGACCTAAGTTCACAGAAACTTCCCTTAGTAAACTAGGAGAGGTTGGCACCATGCTCGGTGAGTACTACACCCTGAGGAACAGAATCAGTGTTATTGAAAGCTGGATCGAGGGCCTTAAGGATGGTCGTATACATGGTAACATGTGGACTATCGGCACCCCCTCCTTCAGGGCACGCCATGAGGTTATCGTGAACCTCCCCGGGGTCCATGCAACATACGGCAGGGAGCTTCGTGAATTGTTTGCTGCTGATGAGGGTGATCTTATTGTGGGTGCAGACTCAAGCGGTAACCAGCTTAGGGGCCTGTGTCATTACGTAAACAACAAAGAGTTTACCCAAGAGGTTATTTATGGTGATCAACATCAACGTAACGCAGATGCCCTTGGGTGTTCTCGTTCAGTTGCAAAGTCTTTCCTATATGCATACCTCTTTGGTGCCGGTGATGCTAAGCTTGGTCAGGTGCTAACAGGTAAGTCGAATGCTAACGTTGGTAAGAAAGCACGGGATGACTTTAGTAGTGCAATCCAAGGGTTGTCTATGATCAAGAACAAAGTGGAGGGTGAGTGGAATAGGAAGAACGCTACTCAAGGTGCTGGATGGGTACATGGTCTAGATGGTAGACCAGTGTTTATCAACTCAGAACATCAGTGTCTGAACTACTTACTGCAATCCGCAGAAGGTATCACTTGTAAGGCAGCAGTGTCCTATCAAATGAAAAAGATTAAAGAGGAAGGTCTCCGGGCTAAACCTAGAATCTTCTATCATGATGAGACGGCGTGGTCTGTACACCCAGATGATGCTGAAAGGGTTGGTCAGATACTTAAGGATAGCTTTAAAGAAGCACCTAAGTGGTTTGGCATTGAGTGCATGGATGGTGGTGATCCAATGATCGGTACAACCTATGCAGACGTACACTAGGAGAGTGTTATGAATGATAAACCATTACAAATATTAATTGATGCCGACTCGATATACTTCAGGATAGCCATGGCCACAAAGAAAGAAAAGGACATGCGTGTTAATATCAAGAAATCCCTGATGACTATCGAGAACGAGTGTGCTCTGTTCGGTGATACCCTGTTACGGATAGCTGTTAAAGGGAAGGGGAACTTCCGACACAACATTGCGGAAAACTATAAGGGTAACCGTAAGCGTGAGTTAGATCCCTCTGAAAAGAAAGCACTGGCTTACGGGCATAGGCACATGGTAGAGCACCATGGTGCAATTATGGCAGACGACATGGAGGCTGATGATCTAGTCTCTATCTGGGCGTGGGAGTGTATAGCTAACGGGGATCCATACGTTGTTGTGCACATCGATAAAGATCTTAATATGATTCCCGGACAACACTATAACTTTGTTAAGAATGATTATTACTTTGTTTCTTTTGAAGAAGCACACTTGAACTTTATGCTTCAGTGTCTTACAGGAGATGCTATTGACAACATTCCCGGGGTTAAGGGGATTGGACCTAAGAAGTCCCAAAAGTTACTAGAGAACTGTCCCTTTGATAGACGATGGCAAACTGTAAGAAACAAATGGAAAGATAAGAAACAATTAGAAACATCTGCAAGACTTTTGTGGATGGCGACATCCTTTGAGGAAGCCGAGGGTGCCAATGCATCCTTAATGGAGTACATAGGCAACAACTCTGTAGAGTCCTTCTGGGGTCTCTCTAAGAACAAGGAGGCTAGTGTAGATGAAGAACAAACACATGGTGAAACCCCTGAGTGCGAACAAGATGTTTGCGAAGAAGGGGAAGACGACATTCAAGACAGCGGATTACAAGAGGTATCAGGAGGAGATCCGGGACGATATGATGGGGGTAGTGTGGCCATTCGGAGAGAACCAAGTTGAGTTCACCATCGAGGGTGGTATGTCTAACAGAGGTGCTGACCTTGACAATATAATCAAACCAATCTTAGATACCTACCAAGGTATCTTTGAGGAGTTCAATGACAACAAAGTGTACCACATAGAACTCACCAAGAAAATCGTTAAGAAAGGTGAGGAGTATATCAGTGTACATATCAAAGAACTAGAGAGTGTTACATGAAAAGAATAAAGCTTAAGGGTGGTGATGAGTATGATGTCCACACTAGTTGGAGGAAACTCATCAGACCATCCAAGGGCATGATCAAACGTGCAAAGAGAACCTATAACAAACGGTTCCGCAAGGAATGTAATGATCAAACCATTAAGGGTTTGGAGGAATGATCGATATGAGAGTTAAAATGTATAAACTAGTACAAGAGATAGTCGAATCGGGTATTGAGTCTGGGTACAATCGGGCACATAAGCACACCGACAGCCCTTGTGATGAAACAATTAAACAGTGCATTGAACAATACATAATGAATGGCTTTGATGAAGCATTTGAATTTAATAAAGAGGATATATAATAATGGATCAGTATCAACAGTTTATACACAAGAGCCGCTATGCACGTTGGATGCCAGAGTTAGGCCGTAGAGAAACATGGGCAGAAACAGTTAACCGTTACGTTGGTTTCTGGGAAGGACGGGGGCAAATAGATAAGGAGACAGCGGCTCAAATGTTTGATGCTATCCATGACCTAAAGGTTATGCCATCTATGCGGTGCATGATGACAGCAGGTACTGCCTTAGCTAAGGATAACGTAGCTGGATTTAATTGTAGTTACTTACACATCGACTCACCACGTAGCTTTGACGAGCTTATGTACGTGTTAATGTGCGGTACAGGCGTAGGCTTCAGCGTAGAGCGTAACTACATTAACAAACTACCAATCGTATCAGAGGAGTTCCACCCCACAGATACTGTGATTGTTGTAGCTGATAGCAAGATCGGTTGGGCCTCAGCATTCCGTGAGTTAATCGCTATGCTGTATGCAGGTAAGGTCCCCAAGTGGGATGTAAGTAAAGTACGTAAAGCTGGTGAGCGCCTTAAGACATTCGGAGGTCGTGCATCTGGTCCTGAGCCACTAGTAGATCTCTTCAATTTCTGTGTGCAACTCTTTCAGAAAGCTAGGGGTCGTAAGTTATCTAGCATCGAGTGCCATGATATTTGTTGTAAGATCGCTGACATCGTTGTTGTAGGTGGTGTCAGACGCTCAGCATTGATCAGTCTCTCTAACCTATCAGACCAACGCATGGCGAAGGCTAAGTCAGGACAGTGGTGGCTGGACGAAGGTCAACGTAGGCTCGCTAACAACTCTGTGGCGTACACTGAGAAGCCAGACTTCGAGGCGTTCCTCAGTGAGATGCAGAGCATGTACGAATCTAAAGCTGGTGAGCGTGGTATCTTCAGTCGTATTGCAGCCCAGAAGATTGCTGCCCGTAACGGACGAAGAGATGCCACTTACGAGTTTGGAACTAATCCATGTTCCGAGATCATCCTTCGAAGCAACCAGTTCTGTAACCTCTCAGAGGTAGTAGTGCGTGCAGAAGATACCCTTGAAGATCTTAAAGAAAAGATCGAGATGGCAGCTATCATCGGTACCTTGCAAGCAACCCTCACTGACTTCCGTTACCTACGTAAGTCTTGGAAAACTAATACAGAAGAAGAAGCATTACTTGGTGTCAGCCTTACAGGTATCATGGATCACTCAGTTCTGAATGCAAGGGGTGGTGTGAATGGTGAACTACAAGAGTGGCTTGAGGCAATGCGGGACACTGCTATCAAAGCTAATGAGAAGTGGGCTAAGAAACTTGGCATTGCTCAGGCTGCTGCTATTACAGCTGTTAAGCCAAGTGGTACTGTATCTCAGCTTGTCGATTCTGCTAGCGGCATTCACCCTCGCTTTTCTAAGCATTACATTCGTCGTGTACGTTCAGACAAGAAAGACCCACTGGCAGTCTTCATGCAAGAGAACGGATTTCCAGTAGAGCAGGACACCTTTAGTGAATCCTCACTGGTGTTTAGCTTCCCTGTCAAGGCACCAGAAGCTAGTGTGACTGTCAAAGAGGTAGGTGCAATGGCTCAGCTTGAGCAATGGAAAGCCTATCAGAACTTCTATTGTGAACACAAGCCAAGCATCACTGTCTACTATACAGATGATGAGTTCTTACAGGTATGTCAATGGATCTGGGACAACTTCGATATGTGCTCAGGGATCTCCCTGCTGCCCGTAAGTGACCACGTATACCAACAGGCACCCTATGAGGACATCACCCCTGAGAAGTACGCTGAGTTGCTTGAGGCTATGCCTAAGAACATTGACTGGGCTGACCTAGGTAACTTCGAAGTAGAGGATAACACCACGGGTTCTCAGGAACTAGCCTGTGTGGGTGGAGCATGTGAGATTGTCTAAACAACATGCAGCCGATGATGTGGTGTTGGGTGTGTTATCTTTGAGACAAGCCTGCGCTAAATACAACTTAACCAAAGAAGAAATCTTGGAGGTCATCTCTAAGATTCTAGATGTTGAAGAATAAATAAACCAAAGTAACCCCATAGGAATCCCTGTGGGGTTACAACATTTAAGGAAATGATTATGACAACAGTAGTTAGCTACACACTTGATGAACTGGAGAACAAAGTAATATTCTGGGCACACGAGAAAGGTATCCTCCCCAATGGTCAAGCGAGTAAGCAGTTCAGTAAGACACTAGAAGAAGTCTCCGAGTTATGTACTGCTATCGAGAACACCGACCACGATGAAGTGGTAGATGCTATTGGTGATATTGTAGTGACATTAATTATGCAAGCAAACATCTGGGGTGTTGATCTCAAAACCTGCTTAGGCTCTGCGTATGATGTGATCTCTAAGCGTACTGGTAAAATGGTAAACGGTGTATTTGTTAAAGACTAAGTACGCCACGCAAGCGTGTCGTTTTTTAAGGAAAGGATAATGAAAAAGACTACAGAGACTGAAACAGTAGAGTATGTAAAGTCAGATAAGAAAGCTGTGCGGAAAGAGAAGAGTGATAAGAAACGAAAGAAAAGAATATCTAGGGAAGAGCTATACGAAAAGCGTTGGAACTAATCAGAGGCAACAATGAAAAGAGACTTTACAGAATCTCCGTTAATCAAGAAGCACATCCCATGCGATAAGTGTGGATCATCAGATGCTAAATCTATCAGGGCTGATGGCTCTGGGTACTGCTTTAGTTGCGGTACAAACTTCAGAACAGTAGAACAAACTCACATCGAGGACATCCAAGAGATGACTAGTCAAGCCCCAGTAAATATGTTTGAAATTGAATCATTCCCAACTTACCCCCTGACATCACGGGGGATCTCAAAGGAAGTCGTAGAACATTTCGGTGTCAAGATGTCTGTGGATATTGATGGACGCCCTGACTCACACTACTACCCATATACAAAAGCTAACAAGACTGTAGCCTACAAGATACGTAAGCTGCCTAAGTCCTTCAGCACCTTGGGTGACTTCAAGGATCTGGAACTCTTCGGCCAGTCCAGCGCAGTGCAAGGTAAGACCCTTGTGATTACCGAGGGAGAGCTGGATGCAATGGCAGTAGCTCAAGCACACTTCGACAAGTACAAGCGGTTCTTCGCTGTCGTCTCCCTACCGAACGGTGCCAAGTCTGTCCAGTCAATCCTCGCAAATCGATCTTGGATTCGACAGTTCAGTGACATTATCTTGATGTTTGATATGGATGATCCCGGTAAGGAAGCTGTGGCTGTAGCTGCAAAAATGATTGGTGTTGGTAGAGTACGTGTCGCTAAGCTCCAAGAGAAAGATCCCTGTGATCAACTCAGAGAGCACGGATCTTTCAGCTTACTCCAAGCTATTTGGGATGCACAGACGTGGTCCCCTGCTGGTATCTTATCTGGTGAGCAGATCTGGGATAAGTTCTTAGAGCGTAAGAACGTAACCAGTATACCCTACCCAGACTGCCTTGGCGGTCTCAATGAGAAGCTTGGTGGTATCCGTCAAGGGGAGATCACACTGTTCACAAGCGGCACCGGTAGCGGTAAGAGTACAGTAATCAAAGAGATTGTATTGGATCTCCTAGAGAACACTGATGAGAAGATCGGCCTTATCTCCTTAGAGGAATCTATCGGGGACACCGCCGAGAAGTTCATCAGCATGTCCATGAGACGGCCACTTACAGGGCACCCTCCACTGACTGAGGAAGAACTTCGTGTTGGTTTCGACAATGTGTTTAAGGATCAGCGTCTTGTACTCTTAGATCACCAAGGCTCTGTGTCAGATGAATCCCTTGTGGATAAGATCGAGTACATGGCACTGATGGGTTGTAAGTATCTTGTACTAGACCACATCACGATTGCTGTATCTGAAGGTTCCAATGGACTCTCTGGTAACGAAGCCGTGGATAAGTTAATGTCTGATCTACTCAAGCTTGTTAAACAACACAACGTTTGGTTGGGCCTGATCAGTCACCTTCGTAAGTCTCAAGGGGTATCCTTTGAGGAAGGTGTACTGCCATCAATCGATGACATCAAAGGTTCTGGTAGTATCAAGCAGATTAGCTTTGACATTATTGCGTTTGCGAGGAACCTTGTAGCCGAGGAAGACTACGTCAGGAACAGGATTAAACTTCGTGTTCTCAAGTCAAGATTCACAGGTAAGACTGGTAATGCTGGTTGTGCAGTATATGACACGAACACAACAAGACTCTCCGCAGAAGCAGAGGGGTTTGAAATTATATAACAGATAGGTAATCTAATGAACTGGTTAGAAAACGTAGAGCTATACCTAAGATTAAAACTAACAGGGAATCCCACTCGGGATTCCTTCGGGGTAACCCTCCTCAAGAAGTATCCCGAATCTATGGATAGGCTCCAAGAGTATGGGCAAATAGCACACCTTGTTATCAGTCGGCAAGCTAAGAATGTAAGCGGTAATATACATTGTAAACTAACAGTAACAAGTATCGCTATTGGCAAGAGCATCCTCTCCACTCTAACCAAATCTAAAAGAAATGATTGGAAAGATGAGGTGCGCCTTGGTGACCTCTTCATCGAAGCATTCTACCGGCTAGGTTTTATTGATATTGTTAAACCTGAGTTCAGATCAACACGGCCCGTGGAGATTATACTCTTGGGTACATTCCCATCAGAACTCCCAGAGCCTGTCGTCAAGATGGCACTGCATGGTGTGTGGAATCAAAAGCCTAAAGATATTAATAGGGCTGAACAAATAATCCAGTTCAACATTGATAGTCTCAAGTACACTGTACCTATCGTGAAGCGCTGGGATGAAGTCCTCGATGGACCCTTCAAGGATCTGTTAAAGACTAAAGCAATCAAGGCCGTTAACAAACTACAACAAGTGGGTTGGACTATCAACAAGGATGTACTAGCAGCTGTCGAGAGCAACCCGTATATGTTCTACAAAGAGCACGACAAGTCTAGTGAGAACCTGTCAAAGAAGATTGACTACGCTTACACTGTAACAAAGGCCAAGGTCTTATCCAAAGAGGACAGCTTCTACTACGCACTGGATGTAGATTACCGTGGTCGTGTTTACTATGTTGAGAGCTACATGAACTTCCAAGGATCGGACCTAGCAAGGGGGCTTCTGTGCTTCTCTGAGGAGGCTTTAGTTACCCCCAGTGGGTTACGCTGGCTTAAGATACATTGTGCCTCCTCGTACAACGAGAGCTATTCTAAGGACAATATACCAGCGTGGTGTACATCGGATTACAGATCACACCTAGATGCTGAAGGATTGGATGATATCTCTGTGGACAAGATGACCTTGAGGGACAGGGAGCTGTGGGTAGACAACAACATACTTGAAGTTTACAAAACAGCATTAACAAAAACACTACACAGCTGTGAGAAACCAGTGGCATATCTGGCAGCTTGTATAGAACTACTTAAATATAAGGAAGCCAATGGTAATTATTACTCTCGTATGCCTGTACCAATTGATGGTAGCAACAATGGATGGCAACACCTAGGGGCGATCTCTAAGGATGTACAAACAGCTGAGCTTGTTGGTCTTGTTCCAGTCGATATTCAGAATGACTTCTATGTGCAGACAGCAAAGAAGCTAATCGAGATTACAAAGGATGTAACTCGAAGTTCAATACTGCAAGAGATGCCCATGAAGAAAATCCGAAAGGGTATCAGTAAGCGTGGGAGCATGACAAGAGCTTACTCCGCAGGCGCTCAGAAGATCGCAGAGAATATGTATCAGGACTGTAAGGGGTATGGTTACTGTGCCGAGTATGGTATCACTGAAGAGATCTGCAAAGGTCTTGCAAGAGATCTAGTCAAGGCTATTCAGTTAGTCTGTCCCGGTCCTCTTCAAACCATGAAGTACCTACAACAACTAGCTAATGATAGGTTAGACCAAGGCTATGGTTACATGACATGGACTTCACCCTCAGGGTTCCCTGTGATCTATACCTGCAACCATCAACGCTCAGAGAAACAACGAGGGACTATTAGTGGCATCGGCCAGATCAACCACGTAGCTAAGGTAGATACCAACGTGTCTGACCGTAGGGGTTTTATGTGTGGGATCTCACCTAACTTTATCCACTCACAAGATGCAGCGCACATGAGTTTAGTCATCGATGAATTTGATGGTGTCTTTGGGGCTGTCCACGATAGCTTCAGTACCCATGCATCGAAAGTCGATGAGCTACTTAAGATAACCAAACGAGTCTTTGTTGAGATATACAATGAAGATAACTACTTTGATAACATCCAGAATAGGATTGAAGCAACAGCTGATCAACCAATAACTGGTAGTTTAAACATACAAGATGTGGAGAAGTCAGATTACTTCTTCGCCTAAGGAGATTATTATGTCACAGAATAAAAACTATAACATGTTAGCATTGCGTGGTCTCGATATAGATGACATGGATTACGTTGAAGAGCTTGGGATTGACCCCAAGGTAGCCTACACACCAGCAATCAATGATGCCATCCTTGATAAAGTGTACCAACAAAACTTGGAGTACTACCGCAGGGAGGGTATTGATGAGAAGCAAGCAGTCAAACAAGCTGACCAGTACCGAGCAACCGCTAAAGAAACTGTCAACAAACTCATGGCCAAAGTCTTAAACTAAGGGTAACTTAATGTCTAACGTAAACTTGATCTCTATGTCTAAGCCCTCAGCAATTACAGGGTGCCATACAGCTAATGATTTAATTGCATACACAGCCCGGATAAGTAATCCAACTAATCAGAATAACTCAGAGACAGCACCTAAGCTGATCCAGTATCTGATCCGAGAAAACCATTGGTCTCCTTTTGAAATGGTACACATGACACTGGAGATTAAAACAACAAGGGATATAGCAAGACAGATAATTCGACATCGATCCTTTGCATTCCAAGAGTTCAGCCAGAGGTACGCTCTGAGTGAGAACTTCAGTGCTCGGGAAGCAAGACTACAGGACACTAAGAACAGGCAGAACTCAGTGGACATTGATAAGAGTGATCCAGTGCAAGCAAGGCTGGCAGAAGAGTGGAGTATCAAACAACACAAACTGATGAGGGACGTGAAGGAAATTTACAAGTGGGCAGTACAGAATGGCATCGCAAAGGAACAGGCACGAGCCGTCTTACCGGAGGGGAATACTGAAACTACTTTGTACATGTCGGGAACATTGAGATCATGGATTCACTACTGTGAACTTAGGATGGGTAATGGTACTCAGAAAGAGCACAGGGAGGTTGCGGAAGGTTGCTGGGATATTATCACCCACCACTTTCCAGATGTTAAGAAAGCACTAGTTAAATAAAATAAGGGGAACCTCGGGCATTGCGCCTTGGGTTCCCCTTTTTTTTTAATGCATGTAATACTGAAACACAGACTTACCAGCGGCGTTAATATCTGACCGCAATGCTTTCTTATTATGGTTTACTTTATTACGAAGTTGAGTCAGTCTCTGATTGAGAGCCATCTCTTTGTTGAGCAACTTATGGAAGTGCCTCACCTGCTTAACAGTAGCCTGTGTCGGGTTAGTGCTAAACTTATAACCAACATCACGCATACCCTTTTGGATGTTAGCCAGTGATTGATCCACGTTCAACACATCAACATTCTCAAGGTGTCTCTTCAAAGCTACAGGGGTTGCATCACCATACGCATCCACCTCAAGGCCAGTCAAAGATCCCATCATCTGGTGGACCTCGTTCAGACCAACATTAACTACAGAGTCTGGTGAGAGTCCCTTCAGTGTTTCTTCAAATGCTAACTCGGCTCTCTTGTTAGTATCTATAATCTCCTGCATGAAGTCCCAGTCCATGGTGGCGTTCACCCAGTTCTCATTAACATCGTTCAACACAATATCATAACCATTAGCATCCATCTTAAAGGCATCGTAGATCTGGTAAAGATACGGATCACCACGGGAAGCATCATTAAGCCTACGCCAAGTGTTACCAGTAAATGTCAAAGCAGCAGTTGCTGCATCGATAGACTGTACCGAAGCTACAACAGAACGGTTCATTGTCTTAACACCAACCATGGGCTTGCCATTAACCAACTCAGCAGCTGCCGCAGATCGTCTAAGGGAACCATACCTTTCGATAGAACGCTGAGACCTCTCTCCCTTAGTGAACTCTGTCCACTTAACCTCACCGACCTTACCACTTACAGAACCCCCAAGAGAGATCTCCATGCCAGTAGCAGTTGTCATTGTGAATGGTATATCTGCAAGAGCTGCATTAGCTGCCACACCTTTCAAGATTGATCTTGTTTGGATTGCCTCGTTAGACAGGACCTCGTGCAGACCAGTCGTGTACGTTGGTAATAGCAGCGCTGACAGTGATTTATTATCTGTCACTGACTGCAATGCAGCAAACGCTTCCTGATAACCAACAAGGTTGTTACTCTCAAGTTCCTCTTGGGACATAAGGGCAGCTTCTTCGTTGACACGGAACATAGCGTCTGAGATATCACTAACAAAAGATTTAATATCACGGCCATAACCAAAGGTCATTGTCGTGTATTTGTTGAGTGCTCTGTTGTTGAAGACCGCTCTAGCTACTGTGTAAACGTGAGGTGCAGCATCCCCCAAGAGGGACTCACTGCCGGCAATGCCGTCCACATCTATCACATCAGCTAAGGTCTCGGCGAGCTGATCCCTGATGTCACCCTTATCTAGGAGGACTTTATCCTGACTCCTCAACACACCAGTCATAAAGGCCATTGCCTTAGACCCCATGAGCATACCCCATGCAGCCAAACCGTTAGTCTTACCATCGATGTATGCGTTAAAGAAGGAACTATGCCCAGCTGGGTTGTTGTCAACGATCACAGCTTTGTGGAACTTAACAAAGTCTAAGAGACCATCTATGTACAGAGGACCATCCTCACCCGCCTTGGCAATAGCTGCAATCAACGCACCGTCAATCTCTGGATCTAAAGCTAGTCCAGAAAACTTCGGGAAGTTTGGATCTAACAAGGACACACCGTCCTCGATGGCTTGGTATATCTCATCCGCTTTCTCAGGAGAGATCGCCTCGTCAAGTAATGCTTGTAGCCGTTTACCCCAAGAGAGAAGCTGGGGTGTTGCCCTGAGGAGCATTGCAGGTCTCTCTGAGGGTAATGCTTCTGACCCACCATCAACTAAGTGTAGTGCATACATCTGCTCCAAGTTACGATGGACCCGGTTACCACGTTTAGCAACAGCCGGTTGAGCACCTCTTGTAACAAAACGAACAAGCTTCGAGGAACTGGGATCAAACAAAGATTGCTGTGGTGCAGTACGTCCGTTAAAGCCCTGCATGTAATACGTCAAGTAGTTAATACCCTTGCGTTCTTTTGCGATACCAAACAGGTGCTGAGCTGTTGATGTTTTGATTGATTCAAGAACAACGTTAGCACTGTACTCCGTCTGCTCTGGGTTCTCAGCGAGGGCTGCTTTCTCTTGAGCAATAAGGGCGGACATCTTTTTAGGACCAATGTTGTGCATGTTAGCAAACAAATCAACGACAGGCTGGCCACTACCGGGCTGACTAAGGAGTGCTGGCAGCAAGGTCGCTAGTGCAACCCGGCTTCTAGTACGGTCAACAATGTGGCCTACCGTGCTTTGGTTACGCATCGCTTGGTCAATCAGCCTAGTGTTTACACGTTTCACTGGAGAACGTACAAGGGTTTTGAACTCACCAACTAGCTTACCATTAACTGGTTTAGTTTTAAGCGGGGATACTAGATTCTTACCGAAAGCCTTCTTCCGTAAAGCATCTGCTTGCTTAAAAACAATAGCACCTTCTGGGGTTAGCTGGTATACCTTTGGCTTCTTAGCATCACCGGCACTAACCACATCCTCGCTTTCACGGATAAGATCTGGGTTAACCTTGACATAGTTTGAGAGCATGGCAGCACCAAGTGCTGTCGCCTGCTCAGAGGTCAGATCAGCAGAGACCGTGGCATTGTTGTTGCGTTGGTACTCACGGCTTATCGCTTGCCCCACACGCTCAGCTACCTTAGCAGCAGGTACTTGAGTCACGAGGGCCATCTCTGGTTCTGTGACTGGTTCACCAGCAGCCTTGAGAACTACATCCTGAGTCTCAGGGATTCCCTGTAGGTAATCAGAAAGCGTGTTCTCAATGGTAGCCGAAGCTACAGTTAAGAAGGTAGGTGATAGTTTCTTATCTACCTTGCTTGGATCTAAAACACTCTGAGTTGTTTCAATAGCACTCCAAGGACCTACTTCATTAGTCCCTGTCAGAAGGTCAAGGGCAGCCACAAGTGGTCTTGCCTGCACATCAGGTGATCCTGCAAGAACCCGTGGATCTTGGTACAGACCAACACCAACTGCCCCTGAGTCAAAGGCATCACGTAGCGCCCTCGCTCTAACGAACAGACCGTTATTGCCTTCTGTTGCAGATCTCTTAGAGTCTGCTTTGTACTTGTAAATGTTTGAGGGACCTCCCGGCGCAGCTAAGTTTTCCCTAATACCGGGAAGCGCTTCTGCTTCTTGCTGAGCTTTTATTGCCGCCGCTCTCTCAGCTTCTGCGGCGATACCTTCAAGCACCCCCGCTTCAACAAGAGGCTCTGTCCCTACGGTAGGCGCTGTGGCAACTGAGGGTTGCTGTACAGGCGCTTCTGCTTCTTGTATTGGGGTTACCTCAGGGGTAACACCAAGTGTCTCTACGGGTGTTTCAAAGCCCTCAGAGGGCACCGGCATACCGGGCCTCCCCTGAGCTGTAATTATCTTACCCATGTTTACTCCTTATTATATCCCCATTCATCAGCTGGTTGAGTTATATTCTCAACAAGTGTATCACGTAGCTTTGGTAGGCTACCGAGAGGTGTTAGTTTAGCAGCAGCCTTAGCTGCCTTGGTGTAGTCACCCTCGATGAGGGAACCTGTTGCTGTCATAAGTTTATCTAAAGTACCAAGAGCTGGTGCTTCCCCAGATGTTTTATTCCAAGCCCAGTCAGCATAACCCTGAGATCGAGACTCATACATTGGTGCTATAAAATCAATAACACGCTGGCCAGTACCGAGAAGACCAGATGAAGACACAGCCCTCCGGGCTTTCTCCATATCGTCAAGGTATGGGTTTTCTGTACCCCACTTCATCCTATCCTTTAATTCCTGAGAGGCATACCCCATAGCAATCATGAGGACCATCATAGAAAATGCATGGTATTTCATTTGAGGACTACCACGTTTGACATACTCTCCCCAAAGCTTAGGGATAAATGTAGATTGGAAAACAGCAATAAAGCCTGAGAACTGAGTGAACATTGCAAACCGAGGATCATGATAGATCATAGGTCGGTTAGCAGTTGTTGGCATCATGATGGCATCATTGATAAATGCAAAGGTACCATTAGTTATTTCATTTCTCAGCTGCTCTGCCTCTACTTCTGTCAAGGGATAGTTAAACGCTTGTTTCTTAGCTAGCTCTGTAAACAACTCAACATTAATGTGCAGGTTGCGTAAGTGCTCCTCAGCTTCCTCAACAGCTTTAGTCTTGGGAGTGCTGCTATCCCACAGGTAGATTGTCTCTGCGTGGTTCAGCATATAGTCCCAAGCAATAGATGCACGGACTGCCCTTGTCATTTGGGTCCAACCTTGCAAACCGTTCCACTTAAAGAACTGAGAGATTAGGTTTTGTTTCAATGCATTGGTTTCAGTCACACCTGTTTTAGATGCAGCTCCAGCTTCTTGCTCGTTGTAACCAAGCTCTTGGATAATACGCTGACCGTTAGTTTCAGTTTTGGCTAGCTCTACCCTAGTGATTGTGGAGAATATCTCCTTACCACCATTATAGAACATAGTCCCAAGTTCAACACCGGCTGCCTTCAAACCACCCTTACCGAATATCTGTTGGTTAGTTAATCCTTTAAACAAAAGCATAAGCTCTACGGTAGAACTAACAGTTGCTGTACTCAAGGCTCCAAGAATCGTAAAGGTTAAGAAGTTCTTTTGGATCTTCTGTGCCAACTTACCAGCGTCTGTGGTTGCCCTCTTGTAGTTACCTGACTCAGCATCAAGGTAATCCTTCATCTTCTTAGCGATCCTAATAAGATCAGCTTCAGATACGCCCTCCGCCCTTGCCTTCTCTAGCTGTGCTGCGATAACACTACCGTTAATACCTACATACTTTTGATATGCAACAAAACGTGCAGCAGACTTAATAGCGTAGTTGACATTTGTGAAGATGTCCTGCTCTAAGAACTTATCAAATGCAGGATTCTCAGAGAGCCCCAAGGTCCTTGCCCTATGTGAGCCGGGTATTGGGGTACCGTCTGTTACCGAGAATGCCTTATCATCAGGTAATAAACCATCGATGTCATTCTTGTTAGGGTTCTCAATAATGTTAGTTGCAATATCATTAGCCATTGCTTCAGTCATCCCGTGGGACTCACCATACTCTGACATTAAGGCGGTTATAAAACCAGCCCTGTCACCGGCAACAGCGTTCTTGTTAAGTGATTTAAACTTAGAGAAGTAGTTACTAATCTCACCAACATCACCATACTTTTGTTGTTCCTTCAACATACTATCAGACAATCGTTGTAGTCTTTCAATCTCCTTAATATAGAGTTCCCTGTTGGGCATCTCTGGTATCTTAGATGTATCGAGAACACCCTTGTCGTTAACAGCGTCCCGCCAGATATTGTAGAACTGACGGCTTAAGAGTTCCCTTTTCTTACGGCTAGGTCTGATACCCCCATTAATGGTTGAATAAAACTCTGTTGGTTTTGTGTAGGCGTTCTCCCACTTTGCAACTAACAAGTGTTTAAAAGATTCAAAATCATTACCACTGTATGTTGTTTGAAGACCACCACCAAACGATGCAGCTAACTTACGAATAGATGGAGAGATATTTTTCAACCGATCTAAGAATATGAAACGAGTAGATCCACGCCAGAAGCGAGTGCTTGAGACAGCCACATCAAACACGGTGTCCGCCTTTGTACGTTCGCCTTTAGGCTCTTCTTTCTCAGCAAGCTCATTAAAGATATTCTTATCAGGAGATACAGCAGCTGCCCTTCGAGCTTCCTCTAGGTTCTCATCTATTGTAGGTATGAACCCATTGTTAGTTCTCCTTTCTTCTTCGGCCCACTTACCAGAGTCGGACAAACCACTACCGTCTGCTTCAGTACCTCCCCAAATAGCTGCCTCCCACTGGGCTTGGTTGGTCACACCACTGGCTGTCCCTAAAGAACCACCAAGGGCAGCACCAGCCACAGCAGCTTGGGTCATACGGTTTAACGCCTCATTAAAGTCAAATGAAGAATCCTCAATGTGAGCCGCAGTATAACCAATCAGTTCCTGAACCGCTTCAGTAGCGCCCTCAGTTACAGTACCAGCAGCACCACTCTTTAAGATATCTTTAATGGCATCACGACTTCTTAGTTGATCTTTAAGAATACGTGAAGCGTCTGTGGAGATACCTGCAAGCTGTGACTTAGACATTTGAATAACATCTTTCAGTGCAGCCTGAGTCATTCCTTCAGTGACTTCAATCCCAAGCTCTTTAGCTTTCTTAATTGCTAATTGCTCAGCAGCAGCGTTAAGCATTTTCTGTGGGGTATCAAGCTTACCAAAACCACCAATAAGTTTAGTAACACCAAACAAATCTAAAGCACCTTGGATTGCACCACCACCAACAGCAAGTGCCCAGTTCTTAGCATTATCTGCTTGTTCGTTCCAGATAGACCCAGCATACACGCTTGCAGGAACCAGTAAAGAAAGACCACCTGTATACGGGGCTGCTACCAAGGAAGCTGTTGACATAGCCATGTACGGTAATGACATACCTGCGTTATTACTTACAAACTCCCAAGCATCTCCAGCGCTATCTACATCCTGATAGTCCAAAAGAACTTGAGCACGGTTAGCCATCTCGGTACCTTTGCGGTAGACTCCGTTTTCACCAAACTCCTTAACAGAATCAAGACCTAAAGTGTCTCCAAGCATTTCAGCAACACCGTATGAAGCCTCAGCAAAACCAACCATCGCAGCCCCTACGGAACTAGAGAAAGGATTGTACGCTTGGTTCTTTAAGTTCCTATCCTTGTGCCGGAACATAACTGTATCCGTTAAGTACTTGCTTGGGTTAGCAGCGTACTGTTGTTCGTTGAGTGCTAGTTCTTTAAACTTAGTTGCATCGTAACCCTCAGCTTCTCGTGCTGCATTAACTTGAGCGGCTAGCTCATCAAACAAAACTTGATCTTCACCTCTAGGAACAGTGTCCCCCATCCACTTAGATACTGCAATAGCTGTAAGGTCTTCCTTCGTCACCCCCTCGACAGGTTCAAACACACCAGACGTCAGTAGCTTTGTGATGAAGTCTTCACCTTTGTGATTGACAAGACGTCCTGTCCTGCGCCCAAATGCTGCATCAATACCAGTATCTTTAATTTCTGTATAGCCATGCTTAGTTGCAAAATCCTTAACAGCCCCTAAGGCTGCTAAACCTCCTGCGGTTCCAGTTTTCTCTACCCATTCTCCAGATCTATCTTGTACCCACTTAGCTACCTCAGGTGCATCAAATCCTTGAAGACGTACATTGGGCCCCCCATCGGAGGCCACAACAGTATCTGCATCTAACCAATCGGAAACCACTAAGGGTTCCTCGATTGGCGCTTTTTTAATAGAGAGGTCTTGGCTAGCTTGTACTTGTTGGGCTTCTTGAAGAATCCCTTGTAATACATTATCAACCATGTTGTTGTCCTCTATGTTTGTTTATTCAATCTATCAATTGACCAAGTTAAGAATGCGTTAGATCCCTCTATGGCTTTATCTTCCCAGTTTGCTCTTTCAGCATCACTCAAGCTTCTCCAAATTATAGCAAGGTTGTTTAAAACGACCTGTTGGTCTCCTCCACGCCTTGCTCCCTTTTGGCTCAATGTATTATACAAAGTGCTTACTTGTTCGGGGTTTGGGTTTCCAGCATACAAAGTGTCCTTTAGCTGAGGAGAAATGTCTTGAGCTACAAGATCCCGAAGAACCATCTTAATTACTTGAGGATCTTCCAGATTAACATCAGGGCTTCTTGCCCTGAGCGCTTTCATTCCATCTAAAACAGTTGGCAAAAGATCTGTCATCTGTCCGGGATCCATCTTGTTATCAAGAGAATACTGGACCATCGCATTAGCAACAGCTGTTGGGGAGAAGGTTGGATCAAGTCTCTCATTCTTCTTTTTACCCTGAGCTGATTCCATTTGAGATTTAACCTCCTTGAGCTGTGGTAGCAAAGTGTCCATAGCATAATTACGCATAGACTTGTAATCCTCAAATGTATTAAACTCTGAGACATCCACGGGCTTCCCCTTTTGGTCAAGCCATTGGACAACACCTGTGTTGGCGTCTTTATACTCCCTAAGCTTAACTTGTCTTTGATCCTTATCTACAAAGACTTTAGGCAAATCCACTGGAGCCCATGCAGGCTTTAACTTAAGGTCGGCTACATCACCTGTATCTTTATATTTCTTAAGGCTATCTGGAGTATACTTTGCAGTGCCTGTCAGTTTATCTACAGTGGCTAATTTCTTTTCAATACCAGAAGCATAACGCTTAGTTACATAGTCTAAAGAACCACCATGACTATTACCCAGAAGGCGTGAACCAAGGTACATGACAGCCGCCTCAGATAACTTGTCCTTATCAATGATAGAAGACAGACCTTCCTTAAAGAAGTCCTTAACTTTGTCAAGAGCTGTTGGTGGAAGTGCTCCCTCTTTCTTTTTCCCATCGCCTTCCCCTAACAATTCCCGTTGTTGCTTTTCAGCTTCTTCAGCTATCTTAATAGCTTCATCTTCATCTAAAGTGATTTCAGGCTTAGGTGTTTCAAGCTCAGGTTTATTAATAGTGTTCACATCAATCTCAACACGATAAGGATCAACTGGGGGCATCACCCCCTCTTCAGCAAGAGAAGGTACAGCCTGTTCTTTATCAAGGGCTTCCCTTTCTCGCCACGCCTTAGGTTTATATATATCCTTAAGACTCTCAATAATATTAGATTGACTTGGATAACCAGCCGCCTTAGCTTCTTGACGTCTAGATAAAGCCTGTTCGGCCATTTGTTGAGCAACATTACCCATAGGTTTCAGAAGGGGGCCATCAGGTTCTGGTATAGATATTGGTGGGTTATTAAGAGAGTCAACTGCTGTCATCCCCAATGCCTTCTTAACTATCTCTTCCTGAGAAGGAACTGAACCAAGACCAAGACTATCTAAATAATCAAAATCAACAGAGACCCCTTGACCCTTGGGGATATCTGCAGGCTCAAAATCAACAGAGAACTCTTGACCCTTGGGGATACCTACAGGCACTGGGACGGCTAGCTGCTCTACAATAGTTGGGTCGTTTAATACAACTGAAAGATCTTCAGCAGTAGCGCCCTTTTGTAAAGCCTCTACAATTTTATCTTGTAGTTGATTATATGCAAAATCAGACTCAATTGCTTTGTAATCCTCTGGGCGCAGTACAGCTCCACCCTCTGCTAAATATTTATCTGATAAACTATTCAACACGAGGCCCCCAAGAATAGACCCCAGCCCGGAACCTGACTTAAGCAACTCAAGGATCATGTTCTTGTTACTATTATCATCATCTTTTTTATAGCGATTAGAATACTCTTGCATCTCACCACCAACTTCACCACCTTCATTGTGGTATCTTTCCTTAACGCCGCCACCACATGCCCGATAGTCAGGTATGCTTCCACCCTGTGCTTTCTGAACTGCTCTGCCAACATCATTCATTTGTTCTATCTGAGGCTCAAACATCCTAGTGGCCTCTGCATTCATTACAAACTCGCCGGGTGTTAACCAAGCGGGTACAGTGTCTGTTCCTTTAGGTTCACCCGGAAAGTCAGGTACACCAGTCAGTTGGGGTATAGCAATCCCACCAAGGAACTGTTCAATAATCTTTGAGGAACGAGAGTCCCCCTGTGCAGAGTCCGTACCGAACTCAATAGACACTTGAGATCCGTGTCTATCCTTGTGCATAATTTTCTTAATACTCATCAGAGTCTCCTTGGTTAATAGCTTTGCTTATACGCTTTGTCACTCTCAGCTTTTGTCATATGCTTTGCCTTGCCAGATTTAATAAGTTCATCAATCGCTGATTCAACTTCCTCGAAGCTACCCGCAGGTATTGTTGCCCCAAGCCTGTTGTTAAATTGATCCATCTCACGAGCAGGCTTATTTAATGAGAGGTACTCCCGCATGTTAGCAGCGGTCAGTGCAAGGTTTGGTGTATCTGATTGGCTTGCTAAGTAACCTAGTGCTAGGTGTCTTGCAGCATCTCCAGTTCCATCTTCACGGGTTTCCTCTGGGTATCTTTTATCTTGTGCCTTAGCCCAGTTAAGCGACTCATCATCAATACCAACAAGGTTGGCAACAAGACTTTGGGGGCTTACAGATCCACCCTCAGCTAAGTTAATTGCTGGGGTATAATTGATATATGGATTACCAACAGTGATAGGTTCTTGACTACCGTAGACTGAGTATGGCGCTGTAGTCCGAGGTGTGTAGTGAGGCCACAACATAGATGGGTCCCAGCTTACTGTGGGTACGTCATCAACCGGACTCACCGGTACCGTTTCAACAATCGGCTCTGGGACCTTCGGTGGTTCTGGAGCAACAGCTGGTGTAATGATTGGTGCCATTCCTTCTTGATATCTAAAACCAGTATTCTTAGTTTCATACTGCGGCTCCGGGGGTGGTTCTACTGGTGGGACATCTACCGGTGCAACATCGATTGTCGGTGTTTCCTCTGGGATTATTTCAGTAGGAGTTGAAGGCCCACCCGCAGGGGGTTGCATGTATGGGGTGTACTGTGGGTAGCCGAAGTTGCTGTATCCGGAATAGTTGAAATCATTAATTGCAACAGTCCCTCCAACGCTAAGGTATTCAGCTAGTGGGTCTTCATACTTCATAGTAATCTCCTGTTATTAACAATTACAAATTTCCATTGGGCCACAGTTACAAGCCTTCTTAATCTTACCACCAGTAGCGAAAGCAGAAGTTTTATCTTCTTCTTGATTAGAGAAAATTGACTTACCAACATTGTATCCCTTGTTAGTGAGGTGTTCTAAAAGGTTCTTGGGTTGTGCGATATAAGAATCTTTAGCAGTCTCCTGCATCTGTTGGGTTAGACCAGCCATACCTTTTTGAGCACCCTCTGCAATCCTAGCGAAGATACCTTTTGATGCGGACTCACCGATAGTTGGGGCCACCATAGTGGACGCTAGGTTAGACTTTGCAGTTTCTGTAAGTGCTCCCTTAAGTCCTTCACCAGCAAGACCACTTGCAGCACCACTTGCAGCACCACTTGCAGCACCACTTGCAGCACCACTTGCAGCTTCAGCAGCTCCGGGTGGCATAAGGTTAGCAGTCAATGCACCCAAGGCTAAACCCTCAGGGGTAACGCCAGACAAGTCTCCCTTACCAGCAAGGCTTCCACCAAGGGAAGAACCAGCAGCAACACCAAGAGGGCCAAGAGGGGCACCAAGAACACCACCAACAACGCTGCCAAGGGTGCCAAATAAAGAGTTGCCACCACCCTCTTGTGGTAGTTGTGACTGAGCTATGGGGATTCTATCAAATTTCTTAAGTGGCTTTCTTTGAAGTTGACTTAACATAATTATTTACCCCCAGATGGACCTTTAGTTGTAGACGTAGAACCCTGAGGTGCTGCACCTAAGTATCCAAAGAAGCGTTCAGCTGCAAGAGCAGGTGCGTCTAAGGTCTCTTGCTCTAAGGCCCTTGCACCCTCAGCGCTCTTACCATACTGTGCCATCGCTCTATTACGAGCCTCTAGGTCTGCTGCTTGCAGTTCCATTGCACGGTCAGCCAACCCAGCCTCACGACCACGAGCTGCACGGGCAGAACCCAGAGCGCCTTGTGATTGACCAAGGAGGGCACCTTGAGTTCCTTGCAGTTTCCGCAAGAGATTCTCTGATCCGAGACCACCTTGCATTGTTTGTAGGGCAAGCTCTTGCTGTCTACGAAGTGCTTCTTTAACGCCTTCGGTATCTGCAATAGACCCTAGAGCACCCTCTCTGTACAGTCGAGAAACATCGCCTAGTACGGGAAGGACTGCTCTTTTAATATCGGGATCGATACTTGTAGTAGTAGTTGTTGTAGCCATTATATCACTCCTCTCACACCATACCTGATGGTGCAGTCGTATTGTTTTTGTAGAAAGGTAACATAGTCTTTTGAGTAGGACTCGGAGTGTGCAGTATCTGCTCTCCAGTCTGACCCACCATGTAACCTAACGTGTTCAATCATGTAGTCAAAACATTCCTTGACTGTCTTTGCGTTCGCAAGCTTCCCTGCTCTGTAGTTCACAATCATATCCTTCACATCCATAACGGGTCTACCGCAGTACTGTTCAATGTACGTACTACATAACATAAAGCCCAGCATACCTCCGTCTTCATCTACGCTCTTGATAGCTAGGTAATTCGGATCACCCCCTTGTGCTTTTGATAGGATTTCTAGGAACCCATTAAGCCAGTACGCCTCGTTCCGTTCTGGATACGCTGTATAATCATCCTCTTCAAGTGAGGCTTTCATAACAGTCATTGCTTCAAACACATCATTTGAACACATTAGTTTTATCATCTTGTCCTCTCATTGTACTTATGGCGTTGTTGGCCACACTATACTATCTAGTTCTGTTTCAGCAGAATAAACCTCGGGAAGATCCCTTAGGGTTTGCCGGTAAACAGCCCATTTATTTTTAGCTTCAGTTGATAATGGAGCATCTGGTAGTTGCGTCCAATCACAAACACCAAGCAAGTTATTACGAACTAGGCGTATGTGCGCTGCAAACCTATCTGCATTGAAGACCCAAGCAGTACCATCCCAGTCTTGCCATGCGCTTGATCTTGCTTCCCGGGTGTACCATTTATTATCTTTGTAGTATTTAGTTTGCATTAATGTTTGGACATCCGTATCAATGCCAACAGCAACTGCAAGTAGTCCATTGTATAGATTACCTTCAATGTAATCTGAGTCACTCCCCGGAGATACGACATGCCGCACCTCTCCGTTATCTGCAATAAAAGCATATTGTGTTGCCATTTTATAACCTCTTAGTTTGGATCATACACTATCATATAAGAAAACTCTGCACCCGAACCCGGAACCGGTTGCCCATCTTGGAGCACTGCGTTCTGCGCCACAATCTTCTTAGGTGAAGCATTCGGGTAAAAGTTATAGAGTGTTTGAATAGTCCACGCTGGGAAAATAAAGTTCGCTGGGTAGACAACTGAAGTTGTGCTATTTACTACGACATATATCCTATTGAAGGAAAGCTCTGGTGGGCACTCATAGGTGAACGTTTCATTCTGGTTTAGAACACCTTGCGCTAATACCTTAACACTTGTTGATCTTGTTGCAGAAAAGAGAATAGTAGTCCCATCAGTTTTATAAACATCCAACCCTTGCTCTCCCGGAGAAGGTCCGGGGATATTACCTGCTTGTGTTCTTACAAGAGCAGTAACAATACCTGACAAGTTAGCCCACTCGTATGTGTATCCAGCATCTTGAATTATTTTAGATCCATAGAAACTTTCACCAGCAGCTACCACACGACCTCTTGAGATTGGAACGTAAGCGTTAACACCAGTGCCAACAGTAGTTGGGGAATCTACTGGCCTTGCAAGGATCAAATCACCTGCAACAAAAGCAGAAGGTGGGTACTCCATAGCACTGTAAGCACTGTTTGTTATGCTTGTTATATATGTATTTGGTGCAACCTCATCCGAGTCAATTTGTTTCCTACCATCTGCATTAAATACTTGTAATCCATAGCTCATAGTTATGTCCTGAAAATATAATAAGTAACATCTATTGTACTTGGGTTGGTTTGACCGAAAGGGTTGTAGCCCTCTGCTACAGTGATTCTTAAGTTATTAACTTGTTTGATTGAAGATACTTCAATACTGTTAAACTGAAACACTGAACCTAAAAAGCTGAGGGCCACACCCCATGTATCGTTGTTTGCCATTCCGGTCACCGGGATATCAACATAACCATTAAAAGGAACTGTAACAGTCCCGTGAGAAACAAACCGAGTGAGCCTATCCGATATGGTTATAATCTTAGTTCCGCTAGCATTGTATACTTCTAATCCGTAAGACATTAAACTAAGCTCCCAAGTTTAACCCTCAGTGTAGTTGCATCATAGATCTTTATAGTCTGAGATGAAATCTCCATCCTTGCACCAGAAGCTGCTGACCTGACATAAAGACCTGACGGTGATGTGCCAGATATATTAACCAAGCTAACATCAACAGTTCCTGTCTTCAACAGGCCACCATCGATTGTTGTAATCTTGGTACTGTTGGGGTCTGCAAACTCATTGTTAAGATTAGAAAAGGTAACCAAACCTTCAAACACAAAAGATGAAAACGGTGTAGAAAAGATAATCGTTTGAGAACCACCGAAGGTTGTCTCTGCAACATAGTAAGCAGTTGCCCAATAGTGAGCATCACCACCGCTGATTGCTGGTGGGGTTCTAGACCAGTTGGCAGTTAGCCCACCAAAACTTGCAGTAGCAAAGTTATAACTAGTTGCTGAAGGGGTCGCTGGTGTACTTGTAGCAGTCAAAGAGTAATAGATGTAGCCGTGTGCAGTACGAGGGCCAGTGGCTCCCGTATCGCCAGCAGGTCCTGTAGGCCCTGTAGGGCCAGTGGGTCCTGTAGGTCCCGTAGGTCCAGTCGGCCCAATCTCTCCGGGTTCGCCGTCTTGCACAAGCTTAGTGACAGCAGACCACGTAAGCGTTGTATCAGTACCTGTAGTACCGTTAACACTTGCTGTAGTTGTTGCTGTCCACAAGGGATCTGTGCTTTCTGGAGGACTGCTGTACCACCCTGTTGGGGGTACAATTGTATTTGTACCAAAGTTATAGCTGCCACCAATAGGTGCCGCTGGCAATGTTGGCCCACGTTTAAAGATTGAAAACTTAAACACAGACTGACCGTTAGTGCCATCGATACCACTCTTAGCTTGAAGTACCGGTGAGGACCATGTTGGGTTACTTGAAGTACCCGTGTCTCCCAAGATGGAGAAAGTAGCAAGGCTAATGTATAGAGGATCAGTTCCGGGTGGAGGTACGTCTGACCATCCCGTAGGTGGTGTTAGTACATTTGTCCCAAAGTTAAAACTACCACCGGTAGGTGTAGTTGTAATTTCTGTAAGGCTTCTTTTAAACACATAAGCTTCAAACACAGAACGTGCAGAGTTACCGTCAATACCATCTTGGTACGCCCTTGCAGGTGTGCCCCAAGGTATTAGTGAATCTGTTCCTGTATTCCCCAATACACTTGCAAGACCGATACTAACATACACCGGGTCAGTTCCAGTTGGTATTGTGCTACTCCAAGTAGATGGTGTGGAGAGGAAAGAGTTACTGAAGTTAAAGCTACCACCAACGGGTGCCTCGGTTAACTCTGTCGCACTTCTCTTATAGATGTTAAGGACGGCTGTTGAAACACCAGAGGTGCCATCAATACCATCAACACCATTAGATGCTAAAACTTCTGGTACGGTCCATGTCAAACTACTATCAACACCTGTTGGGCCTGACACACTGGCTGTTGTCGAGGACACATACAAGTCATCCTCACCCGCAGGGACAGTGGTAGACCACCCTACAGGTGGCTCAGCAAAGTTACTTCCAAAATCATAACTACCGCCAGTGGGTGCTGTGGTTATGGGTAAGGCGCTTCTTCTAAACACATTGTACAAGTATACGCTATTGCCATCAGTTCCCGGAGCACCATCTAGACCATCTTCAAAAGACTTAGTTGGTGTTGACCAACTTGTAGAAGTATCAATACCAACTTGACCTACAATACTAAAGATACCGCTTATCATCCATGCAGGGTCAGTACCTGTAGGTATGTCTACAAACCAGCCATCTGGTGGTGTAAGGGTATTAGTGCCAAAGTTAAACTCACCACCTGTTGGTGTTGCTGGTTGCGTTGCGTCTCGTCTAAAAGCGAAAGCCTCAAAGTAAGAGCTACCTAATGCACCATCAATACCATCAGTTCCATTTTGAAATGCTAACTCAGCAGGGGACCATGTAATGTCACTATCAGTTCCTGTTTGCCCAATCGTTGTAGCAATCGCACGGCTGATATAGACTGGGTCAGTTCCCGGCGGAATACCAACGTACCAATCAGTTGGTGGGGTTAACGTAGTTGTACCAAAGTTGTAGCTCCCTGTCTCAGGTGTAAGGGGTACTGTTGTAGATCTCTTGTAGACTACAAGTAATGCTGTACTAACACCATTAGTTCCATCAGTACCATCAACACCATCGAACACAAGTTTAGTCACCGTCCACTCAGTATCTGGGATAACATGAGTACCTGTTCGGTCTGCTGCTACAGCTGTAGCTAGCCAAAGAGTACTACCACTACCAACATTATTAAGGTCAGACCAACCGTCATTCGTAACTGTCCGTGTGTATGTGCCATCTGCAAAGGTATATGTTAAAGAGCCTAAAGGTGATGCCGGAGTAGTCCCGGCAGTCCTTTGGTAAAGTGTAACAACTGCTGTGTTAAACCCATCTAGTCCAGCCGTGTTAGCTGTTGCAATTAGTGCAGGCTCTGACCAACTGTCGAAAGAGATCACCTCTGTGTCCACCACATCAGCAATGTTTACTTGTATCGCAAAGAGATAATCCCCAACCGACACATCAGGTATCGACCTGTACCACCCACCGAAGTTCGTAGTAGAGCTAGTTTCCGAATTAGTAAGTGTTGTTGTGGAATACGTGTAGACTGTCTCTACAGCTATCTGCTCTTCAAATGGTAACGTTGACGCTGAGTACCTTTTATAAAGAACAAGTGTTACTGCATTGATTGCATTGCTTGCTGAACCAACAAAGGCAGCAGCTTGAGCCGCAATCTGTGAGCTAGTCGTAACACCGTTACTCACTTCATTCATCCAACTGTCTAGTTGAACGTCTCCTGTTACGGGTGGTCTAATAATAGTCATTACCTACGACCTCCTTTCTTGACCTCTAGTTGAATGCCAGATATTTTCCAGTTATCTCCCACATTAGCTTCATCAGTAATTCTGTAGCTAAGCAGCCTGCCTGTTAATCTCGCATCTGTTTTATAATCACTACCGATAGTAAACAATGGGTTTGTGCTGTTACCAGCAACACCATTACCTGTTAACGGGTTAGATGTAAGGGACGCACCGGGTGCATCTGTAGATCTAAACCTTAATCTTATTGGAAGCTCAGCATCGATATCCTTACCCGCCCAGAGTGCAACAGAGGACAGTGACTCTACATCAAACTCAGGGTTCATCGGGGCTTCTAAACGCTCAACATAAGACTCATAATTAGCATTGTTTATATCAGTATACTTGTTATTAAAGTCTGCACCATACACATCACCATTAAGAACAAACAACGGTCTTGAAACGCTGGGATCTATTGTGTCAGACAATGTACCATTGTTGTAAAGGAACTTGGTGTACCCTGAGATTCCATAAGAAGCCTCAGTCATCACTCTTCGAGACCACACATTATCTTCATAGTTAAAGACCAGTATCTCATTTAAGTTACCAATAGAGGATAGTAGATTTGGGAAACAAACCCAAAGCTCATCGTCTGCTGTGTTGTTAAGGATAATTGTATAAGCTGCATATGTTGGGTTTATATTATCAAAGAAGTAATCTCGGACCCTGTTGTTAGAAATAGACTTAATACTTGCAGGATGCCCAGAGAACTGATAGATGTCATCAGACCCAATTACAATATGTGTACCTTTAAATTCATGAACCATGTCTATACCCAAAGCACCATGCGTTGAACTGACAATACTTGAGATGTACGGTGTCAAGGTGCTTGAGGTTTTACTTAAAGCATGGATAGAGTTATTTGTATAAACATAAAGGTTGCCTTGCATTTGAACAAGGTCTTGAATAATACCTGTGGTGGAAAGAGTGAACTCTTCCGCTGTGGATACACCAGCGCTGTACGGGTTCCAGTTGTGTGGGATAGCACCTGCTTCAGCAACATCAGAGATTCTAACAACCCCCGGTTGATTCCGTATAGCTGTACCACTACTTAAGATTGTGTACCGTGTGCTTGAGTATGTACCTGTAGGTAAATCATCAACAGTAACTTGAGTAGTACTGTTAACGTTATTAACTGTGTATCTCCCCTTAGCAAACGAAGGAGAGTTTATTTGGATCACATCACCAATAGATAGTCCATGCTCAGATGCAAAAGCAAGTGTGTTGTTTACATCATTAACACTAGCAACAGTAGGTGCATTAATCTCAATTAAATTACCAGCAACTAAAACATCACCCCAAGATCTGATAACACCTGCTCGAACCTGAACAGTTGCAATAGATCTGATACTGATAACAACAGTGTCGCCAGACTTTAAGAACTCTGTAAAGGCAGGGATGCCACCGGGTGCTGTTGCAATAGTTACGATATGTGTGTTTGTAGTTGGGTCTAAAGAAGTAGTCGCTTGAGCAACAGTAGTAACGCTAGTCAATGTAACAGAAAACTTAGTGCTGCTATTTACACTACTTAAAACTGTAACTACAACTTCTTCTAAATCAAAGTTAACAGTACGGCCTAGGTCAAACTCGGCAACATGAAGACCAGCATCAAACACGTCATTCAGTGCTTCTTCATTTGTATAGTAAGAATCCCAACCCGGAAGCTCAAAAGCATCAAGGGTTGTCATGTCTGTATTACCAGTTGCGTCAAGGACATACCACGGTCGAGCTACACCGTTGTTCAATACAACAGCATAACCACCTTGGAAAACTGTGTGTTGCCAGACACCCCCAGTGGGTACTTCGATTCCTAAAAACCTTGTGTTACCATCACTAGCCCTGAGAGCGTATGCACGATCAAGGGTTCCATCAGTAGCAACTACAACGTAGTAGCCATCAGTGGGTGTCAGGTTTGGGTTTGCCCAATCAACGATGTGTATCAGATTACCTACAATTGGGTCTCCAGAGTAAGCCGTAAATAACTTTGCTTCCCCGGGCATCTTTTCCACACAACCATTATTAAACCTAACATTAAGTACGTCACTGAAAGCGTTGGTAGGTAATGCAATAGCAGGCGTGTCTTTAACTAATCCAACAGTGTTTAGTCCTACAATAGGGACAACTTGCTCTGTCATTGGATACCTCCATAATTACTTATTATCATTAATGTTCCCCCTCTCGTCCTATAGGGACTAGCGAGAATTGTTTATATTACAGTACCTTAGTGTTTACCATGGACACCCTTGGCTTTCTCTACAGTTCTCATAGCGCCAAGACCAAGCATACCTAGAAGTACTGGCATCATCTCAGAGAGTTCTATAAGAGGTACCACTATGTTTGTGTTAGTCATTGCTAGTATGAAATTTGTAATAGGGACTACGATAAAATTACTTGCCATGCCAAGACAGCAAACCCAACCAACGGCTGGTCTCCAACCTGCAACGAATAAATTCTTGTGAGCTGCTTCAACCTTATTAACTTCTAGTTGTGCAGCTGATAACTCTTGTGCGTGTTTCTCTGCCATCGTTGCAAGTTCAAAAGCAATGGCATTCTTTTTATCTTTGTCTTCAATAAACTTATCTAGTAGCCCAGTAACTGGACCAATTAAAGCTGTTAGTAATTGCATTAGTAACCTCCATAGTAGTCAAGCATATTTCCAGTCTCTATCATGAGGGAGTGTCGTAGTGCTCGACTGGGTGTTTGTTTAGCCCATCGGCTATCCAACATTTCCTTAGAGGCTTCTTTATAACTCCCAACTTTTAACGCTGTTATCATATTCTTAAAGTTAAGAACACCCCTGATACCTAGCTGGTACGCCATAGAGGTCATTACAGCCTCTCTAACGGGGTTTAGCTCAAACCCACCCTCTAGTACTGGTGTGGACCTAAGATCCATTAAACAGCCATATACGAACTCCTGTAGCCATAAGCGGGCTACGTTCTCAGGCATTGGTGGGAAATCACGAAAGTCTGACAAGGGTTGGTCCTTATACCCCACACGTAAACCATAGCCTACTGTAGGATATCCTTCGGAACACTTGTATACATTCTTCCTGAAACCTTCTTCTGTTTTTATAATACTTATTGCAAGTGTTAAAACATCCATCTTATTATTCTCTAAACAAAAAAGTGACTAATGAAATTAATGCGATTGCAAGAGACCAGAATAACTTATCTGCAAAACTAGCAACCCCAGCATTTCTTTTTGTTAAATCCGAAATGTTCTGTATTTCAATATCCATTTTATCAAGTTGGGTTTCTAATCGATCTAATCTCTTATCGTTAGCTAAGAGCTTTTCCTCAACCCTAGCAATCTCTGTGACTGCATCTGTCAGCTTATCTATCTTTGACTCTAGTCGGTCAAACCTGTGTTCATCACCCATATTATTTACTCTTGTTGAGGGTTAGTTGTGTGTAAAGAAAGGGGCCACTTGGACCCCTTGTAATTACCCCTAGGTGCTTTAAGAGTCTTCTAGCTCTTTCTTAAGCATTTCTAGAAAAGCACCCTTGCCAACAGATAATTGGTCTAAGTTAAAAGCTGTTGAGTTAATCTTTCGATCTAAATCAGCAACGTGGCTAACCAGTGCTTGTTGTTTTTCTGTCATATCTTCGTAGATGTATTCAACATCATCAATCGTAATGGTGTTTGTTTTTTTCTCAGCCATGTTAGATTTCCTTTATTAATTTTAGTTTAGTTACAAGTTACCCAAGGTACTCCGGCAGTATGCTTTACCATAGTTCCCATACCAAGGGTAGCAATAATATCATTCTCGACTAATTGTTTTTGTGTAGCACCATCACCTCTGCCTGAATCAACATCCATAGCGGCGTGCAGCCATCCAATAACAATTTCTTCCGTAAGGTCTTCCCATCCGGTAAAGTTGCTTTCGTCTAAGCTATCAATATTAAGCAGGGTATTACCGTATGACCTGCCAAAGCTGCCAAGCTCATCAGTTGCGGATGCATACCAAAAAACATTCTTCACAACATTAGATAATCCGTTGTGAGATGCCTGCATTTCTATATTTAATATTTTCCAATCAATCATAATTTATGTCCATGTTGCAGTTACCACTTGGCCTACGCTACTAAAGGGGTTCTCTACTCCAGACCAAGCCCACACCGAGAAGGTGGAGAGCTGGTTAAATTGACTTGCAGCAGCTCTTCCTAAAGACAGGCCACCAACAGTTAATGTAGACCACCCGGAATTAGATATTGATGCTGGGGTTCCCAGTTGAAAGTATTGAAACAGTCCATTTGAAAAGTTGTTACTCCACATAAGGCCTTGTATAGTTTGCCCCCCATAGATATTGGATGTTCCATCTGATAAGGAACCTAGGCTCCATACAGAATAATACCCCCAGCGTTGCTGGTAATATTGAAAGGAGCTTCCGACCGTTATCGTCTGCTGGTCAAGATAGGGTGGCGGTGCCGTATGCCCACGGAAATTCCATAAGCTGATAGCGCCGCTTGTAGGTATAGCGCCGTTATACCCACCAGAGCCAGAGGGGACAATCCCACCGCCAGCATAGTAGTCGCCCAGCCTTACAGGGTTGCCTTGACCATACTCATCCCTAAGCATGGCAAGGCTTATTTCGCCAGTTGTTGGCAGAGTCATTAAGAAATAACACCGCAGGCGATTTTATTCGCTACGCCGTTACCTACTTCACCAACCCGAACGAGTGTCGCTTCGTGGTCGTAAGCACCGTCCGCATCAAAGCATACATTCACGTGGCGCTCGTGTACGCATCCAGAATCGGCGCAGGTAAATTTAACCTTTATATCTCGGCAAGCTGATTCAGTAGTGACAGTCTGCCCCTCGTTTTCTGGGTCTGGCATTTCGGTTGATCGAGTGCCCGTGTACTCTTCAAGTAGTTCGTATGTTACTGACATTACTTATTCTCCTTATTGAAACAAAACAGCTGCAAGCTGCTTAATAAAATCTGACTGATCAGATATATCGGTTTCTGCGTTTATGTGAATTTGAGTATTATCATCAAAATCAATTTGCATTGACGCTGATGACACCACTGGCTGTACCCTATCCGGGTGCCAGTTTATAAATGTAATATTAGGCATTTTTTAATTCCTTTATTTCGTTCTGTAGGTCTTTAACCTGTTGTGATAATTGTTTAACTGCTTCAACTAATAAACCAGCGGTATTGCCGTAGGCTACACCATACTGGTCAACATCTTCAGCATATGTCACTAATGGTTTAGCGCCTTCAATTTCATTTACTTCTTGGGCGATGAAGCCAATAACGGTTTTCTTTTCTTCGTCATCAATACGGTTGTAGTAAACGCCACGCATCTGCTCGACAGTTTCCAGAGCATTATCAATAGTGCGAATGTTCTCTTTCACTCGGCGATCTGAGTAGGCGGTAATGTTGCCAGTAGAATATATACCACCGCCTTGCTCATATAGTCCGTAAGAGGATGAGGTAGAAGAACCAGCTACCCCAAGACATCCGTTATCACGATGGAAATAGGTATACCAGCCCCAGTTACTATTGTACTCGCCCCCATTTCCGCCGCCGTCATACATAGCGGTGGTGACGTTGCCATGATCAAGATGAATCCCAGTGTACCCATTTCTTGAGCCAATGATTCTCCAAGTGCCGTAGCTTGTAGCGCCGTTTGGGTAGAAATGTGCGTTATTAATGGATGGCATGTACAGCCCATGCTCCGCCGTCAACTGAATCCAATTGTTTGCTTGGTAGTAACTATTACCAAACTTGCCAAGGAAATTGTCGGAGTTGTAGCCATCAAGCAAATCAGCATCTAAGCCTGAGCCTGAGCCATCGTTATATGAAGACCAAAACTCGTAAGCTGTACCGTAGCTAGTTCCCCTATTAGATTGCGAACTAATCCACATCCTAGGCTGGCCATTTCTTATAAGGTGTAGCGCGCACATATTTTCTACATCACCGCCGCTATACCCATTTATCCAAAGAGTATCTGACCATACATTTGGATAACCAGTCATGGCAACCTTTAGGCCGGTAAGGTAATTAAAGTAGACCTGCGGATTTGTCTGCTGGCCCCCAGCATATAAGGTTGGCAAAGAACCTGCCGACCCTGCTGTATTCGCGTAATTTACAGATAGTGCCGAGGGCTGCTGTCCATCCAACAAATCAGCATCTAACCCAGAACCTGAGCCGTCGTTACCAGAACCCCAAAGGGTGCCAGCATTATAGTTCATGATTACGTCGCCAGCGTTGAAGTCAAAATCAAGACGGTTACTAGCATTTGTATAAATACCTACGTGAGAATATCCATTTCGATGTAGACCAATCCCAGCCGTGCCTGAAGTCGCTCGAACCTCTACCTGCAATCCGTTGTAGTAGTTCGAGGGGGAAGCGATGTTTTGGTCAATTAAAAGCTGCCCTGTAATCTCTTGATCGCCATAAACACTTAGCTCTTTATATGTCCCACCGCCACCGAACCTTACAATTGGAGAGTAGGAATTAGCAGTAGAGCTTGCGTAGTCAAGATATAGCGGGAGACCGTTTCCGTCATCACGCTTTCTCAGCCGGTGACGATACTGACCAGTCTGGTAATTCCCGTCAAAAACAAGACCGTTGCTCGTATTAGACTCAGCGATTGAGCCAGTGAAGACCCTCGCCATGCCAGTGTAGATTTGCTCGGCAGCGAAGGTCTGTGTGTTGGTCTTGTCAGCGAAAAACGATGATTGGTTCCCATCCAAATAATCAGCATCTAAGCCAGAACCTGAGCCGTCGTTGCTATCACTCCAAAGTTTTGCCCACCCGCTAAAGCTCCCTCCAGAGCAGCCTCGGGCAAATATAGTTCCACCTTGGTTATACTGGCCAGCTACCTGTATACCATAAGCATTTCCGCCGGTAGTACCATAAGAATTAGTGGTATAGTGTAAAGCATTAAATCCGTGAACGTGGCTTGTACTAGGAGGCAGGTTAGTACTAGACCAGATATCGAAGAAACCACTTCCTCCATGAAACACCTCATTTGCGCCTATGCCGCTGTGGCCCATTGAGCCTACATGGTAGTTTGCATCCGAAGTGTAATCTATCCGTCGGCTATATGAGTTTTTAGCGGACAATCCCATGTGGACTTTAAAATCCGTTAAAGTCGAATATCTTAGGTAATTGTCACCAGAAGAGTAGATTCTAGTTAATCTATTTGTTATTCCAGAATCACCAGAGTCAGTATTAATCCAACCCGCTTGGATGTACCCATTAGCATCAGTTCTAACTACTTTGTTTGCTTCATTATTTCTGCCAGTGTGTAGTTGAAGTCCGTCTAAAAGATCAGCATCCAAACCAGAGCCTGAGCCATCGTTAGCTGTATTCCATATTTTTGCCCATGCACTTAAACTACCGTTATTATTGTTTCTGTTATACAAATCTCCCGCAGCGTAGAACGAACCAGCGATTTGATGTCCATGATTGCCACCATAATGCGCCATGTTTACCATGGAATACCAAGTGCCTGTAGGAGTACCATCGGAATATACATCATAGAACCCAGAGTCAGTGTTTGCACTGCTGCCAAATGCAATGTTGGTGGTGCCTTTTCCATTGCCACCTTTGACGATATTACTAGCTTGCCACCCATCAACAGTGTCAGCATCTAAGCCTGAGCCAGAGCCGTCGTTGGCTGTAGTCCAGAACTCATGCCAGCCGCCCCAGTTACCATTCCCCCACTGATTTCTAAACGCTATTCTGTCTAGGCTAGACTTAGCATAAAACTGAAGCCGGACATCTGAGCCACCAGCATCACCGAATTGTAAAAAGGAACCAGTTGATCCAAATGGGTTATTGGAAATACCACTAGCCGCTTCAGTAAAGTAAACACCGGCATTTACAATGGAATTTAAATTACCTGTATAATTAGATGGTACTTTTATATAAGCAGGATTTGAGCCATCAGTCTGAACCAAATACTGTGACATCTGGCTTGCAAAGTGTGCTGGAGTAGACTTTCTTAAATAGTTATCGCCAGTGCTTTGAGTCCATATTTGTCCAATAGTAGGGTTCTCAGAGTTTCCAGCAGAGGCATTAAAGTAACTGCCAAGAATATAGTTTCCATAAATATGACCACCGCCCTCACGAACTACGACAGTATTTGCTGTTGCAGATGTGGAAGTGTTGTATCCATCTAACAGATCAGCATCTAAGCCAGAGCCTGCTCCGTCATTACCTGCGTGCCAAGCGGTGTTTCCTAGAATCTGTAGCCCGCTAGTATTAAACAGCCCGAAAACTGACGAGCCATATCCAAAGTTGTTAATCGAAGTTGCCGCACCACTAATAGACATTGTGGACGTGTTATCTGAACTTATCCTTGTTTTCCATGAATTGTAATTGTTGGTTGTTACCCCAAAGTAGAGCGAACTTGAGCCACGAATAGAGGCATTATTTACAATATCTAAATCTAAATTAGTCGTATCCATACCAGAAATGTCTTGTCCGATAGAGATAGCGTTGATATTGCTGATATTACGGCTTGAGTCTATTACTGTGGTGCCGTTTATTTGATAACCGCCCAAAGCGTTGATAGTAAAGTTATCGCCAGACCCTCTATTGATCGCTGTATGCCACCCATTCTGCGCAGCATTCAAGATGTTATAGCTTCCACTATTGTAAAAAGTAGCGGACGTCATATGGCTTGATGTACTGATAACGCTATTTGACGACAATGTCCCAGTCAAAGTACCGCCAGACAATGGCAGATAATTATGCACATGGTTGGCATTCGCATAGCCCGCAAGCGCGTGATCGCCCCAATCATAGGCAGCGTTCCAGTTGCTCGAATAGTCTGTAAAAGGCAATGTGTAAACTGTGTCGGTAAAAACAGCCCCAGCAGGAACGTTGGTAAGAACCTGGGAATCATCTACTTTATTATCAAGAGCTGTTTGCAACCCAGTAATAAAACTTATTGGGTGACTTGAGGGGTGGGTATAAACTGTATCTGTAAACAAAGCCCCAGCAGGAACATTAGTTAATACTTGAGAATCGTCAACCTTACCATCAAGAGCAGTCTGCAAGCCAGTGATAAAACTAATAGAGTGACTAGTAGGGTGTGTGTAGACCGTGTTTGTGTCGGTGCTGGATATCGTAAAGTTAGGGTATGCTCCAGTAACTGTAGTTGCTCCAGAGCCAAGCAGGGTTACTGTTTGATCCGGTGCAGTATTACTGAACACAGTTCCTGTTAACGCCAACCCAGAACCAGCAGTGTACGTAGTGTCGTTATCTGTGTACGAAGTTAAATACCCAGCATCTGCGTGGTTACCCCAGCTGTAAGCAGTGTTCCAGTTTCCTGAGTTACCACCGGCAGCATACAGAGTGTTGACCTGCATATCAGCGATAGTGAATGATGCGTCCGTGATATCAATGTACGGAGAGGCATCGGGCTCTGGCAGGTAACCATCGTAAACTTTCCAGATACCATCTGTAGCATCTCTAAAAATACCAGCATGGGCATAAGTGCCATCATTGTACCCGCCAGCAATACCTAGGTCTGGGTTTGTTACAACAGAGCCTTCATTTAGATAAATCATATTATCCGCAATTGCAAGTTCAGTGGCATTAACTGTTACAGTAGTACCATGTACCGTTAAGTTACCATCAATCTCCACACTACCTGTGCTATAAACATCTCCAAGAGTGACAGTTCCTGCAAGTTGTGCTGCAACTGTATCACTGAAGTCTGCGCTTACTGATTTATTTAAAGCATTGCCAAGGAAAAACTTACCCTCATTCAGATTGGGGGTAGCATTAGTACGGCCAGCACCGGCAACAAAGATTGTCCCAACAGATGCATGAACTCGCTCAACTTTACCAATGTTCTGAATTAAAGAGTTTTCACCAGATGGTGCAGAACTAACAAGACCTCCGGGCACTGTATCCACATAAAGTGTTTGACCAAGGGTGTAAGCACTGGTGTTCATGTTTTCCAGTTGACCATAAGTTACAATATCAACTGCGGCATTAAGGTTAGCTGTACCTCCGGCCAAACCAAACGCAGGCATCTTGCCCGGATCGTCTGAGTCTGCCTTCATAACAATGGGTGTGTTACCACTGACACCAGAGATGTACACAGGAACACCTTTAGTCAAGGCTTCACCTGCTTGCGCTTTAAATAGTTGGTTGCCACGCAAGGACCCAGTAAACAGTGGTGCAGTAACCTCACCGGTAAAGTCAGCACCGGTTAGTGGGGCGTAGTCAATCGTATCACTAATAGTAATCCAAACAGAACCTGACCAAACATACATCCCATTGTCAATTGTGTTAAAGTATAAAGCACCAACAGATAATGGATTGCCCTGATTATCCAGAGTAGGTGCAGATGCATAGTCTCCAAGGTAATGCTTTTCAAAATCTAAGAGATGGCCTTGAGCAGTTGTAGCACTAGCGGCAGCAGCAGTTGCACTAGCGTCTGCACTTGTAGCACTAGAGGCTGCATTGGCTTCGCTAATACCCGCTTGTGTTGCACTAGTAGCTGCATCATTAGCACTTGTACTTGACGATGTAGCACTTGCGGCTGCACTTGTTGCGGATGTGGCTGCGCTTGTAGCACTCCCTGCGGCTGCGGTAGCACTCGCAGTTGCATTAGTCTCTGATGCAGTTGCACTAGTGGCGCTTGAAGCTGCGCTGGCTGCACTGCTTGCAGATGCTAGCGAACTACTTAAAGAACTAACAGCAGAGCTAGCAGCGTTTGTTGCAGAAGCTTCTGCATTAACCTCAGCGACAGAGGCATCAGTCGCACTTGAGGCTGCGTTGTTAGCAGAAGACAGAGAGGCAGCTGCACTAAGACTAGAGGATGACGCACTATCTGCTGAAAGTACAGCACTAGAGGCTGCTGCGGTTTCACTATCAGCTGCATTGTTAGCTGCGGTTTGTGCTGTTGTTGCGCTAGTGGTTGCACTAGTAGCACTAAGAGATGCACTGAGGGCATCTGCTGCAACAGAAGACTCACTGGCTGCTGCTGCGGTAGCACTTGTGGCTGCATTAGCAGCGCTTGAGGCTGCTTCATTTGCAGAGTTAGTCGCATTGGTTGCTGCGGTTTGTGCGGTTGTTGCACTGGTTGCCGCATTAGTCTCACTGGTCGCTGCATTAGCTGCGTTAACCGCTACGTTATCTTCGCTTATAGCTGCTGCTGCTGCACTTGTTGCCGCTTGCGTTGCGCTTGTGGCCGCTGCTGTCGCACTAGTAGTTGCACTTGAAGCACTGGTAGCTGCATTGGTGGCACTGGTGGCTGCATTGGTAGCACTTGTAGCTGCATTTGAAGCTGACGTAGTAGCACTATTGGCACTGGTGGTTGCTGAGGAAGCACTTGCAGTGGCGTTTGACGCAGCTGTTGATGCAGTAGAGGCAGATGTCTGAGCAGATGTAGCACTCAAGGTGGCACTTGTTTCAGAAGCGGCAGCATTTGTAGCACTATCAGCTGAGGCCACAGCACTATTAGAAGCTTCATTAGCACTAGTGGCTGCTGCTGTAGCTGAACCCGCTGCATTAGTTTCTGATGTTGCCGCATTAGTAGCACTCGTGGAAGCAGCAGCGGCACTGGTGGCAGCACTGGTGGCTGAAATACTAGCTGACGAAGCAGAAGTAGCAGCGTTAGATTCGCTTGTAGCGGCATTGGCAGCGCTTGTGGCTGCTGATGTAGCACTCCCGGCGGCCTCAGTAGCTGATGCTGCGGCATTGACCTCAGAGACAGCTGCTTGTGCTGCACTAAGGGCTGCTTCGTTGATGGCTGTGATAGCCTCAGGCGATCCATTCTCCCCAAAGGCACTACCGAGTGATGAGTCGTTAGTGACTGTTTGTACCGTAGTGGGGTCTGGCCCAACTACATTGGTTGGGATAATTTGAACTTGATCATCCCCCACGTCCCCGAAAGAACCTCCGAGGGCAATATCATCTGTTATATCTGACATACTGACTCCTTAAATGAGACCCCCTGCATTGTAGCTGACATGGGCATGACCAGCGGAGAGTTTACGTTTCTTCTCTTCATTGTTCAGTTCCAGTATTGCTTCTGCAAAACGGGCTTTATATTTTTCTGACTGTTGATCTTCTTGTAAGTAATCAAAGCATCGATGTAATGCACCAAACAATAAGACACGTTCGTTGTGGTCCTTCAACCAATTACCGACTTCATCTATGTAACGAACATAAGATCCTTCAATTAAATCAAAAGTTCTCTGCTCTAACACGGTTAATGCTGCGTACTGTTCAGCCGTTTTAACTTCATACACGGTAGGCTCTGCTGTTGCTTCTGCAAGAGTGAGGCCAACTGGTAAGTTTCTTCGGGCATCCAAAGCAGCAAGTCTACGGTAATAGAAAAGCTCAACGGTATTACCAACAGCAACACGGTCACCAGCCATTATGATTTTAGAACCCTTACGGGTGAAGTAATTGCTATTAAAGGTGTTGTCGTTATAGTCGTAAAATGTTTTAGTATCCACTGTCTCATTGAAGACGGTGTCTGTGTACGTGCGATGTGCATTGACAGATGGTGTATCTGCTGCGGTAATCACTGCATAGTTTACTTGGTTAGCATCAGTGATAGTCACTGCACCAACTAAAGAACCAACAGGTGGTCTTTCAATAGACCCCATAGATCTCAATACGATAAAAGAGATTGTATCGTGAGGGATTGAAAAAGTAGCATTAGCAATCTCAGGGTTAACATCATTGCTTTCATATTGAGCATCTTTAATATTATTGCTCACAGCCACTGAATAAACACCCTCGGATACTTTAAGGCAGTAGGTTAATGCTGTTCCATTTCGAACAACAAAGTACCTAGAGAACTCCAAAGGTGGGATCTCTAGGTGTCGGTACGCTTCATCTGCGGCGTACCTTAAACTGGATTGAATAATAGAGTCAGGGAGGACCGTTGCTTCACGGTTAGCCCAATCTCGTACCATTGTTACTAAACTTGTATATGTAGCCATTGGGCTTCTCCTCTTACCATTTAACCTTGTCAGCCCAATAAGCTGCGCTTAATGGTCCCTTGCTTATATTCTTTTGGTGTCGTGCTTTAAAGCTCTTGCGCCGGTTGGCATACGACTTAGACTCACCTTGTTTTTTCGGGGAGCCAAGGACGCCTTGCTGTCCAAACCGAATTGTCTTAACAGTGTCTCCCTGCTTTGCAACAACAACATGGGACTTCTTTGGGTGGCTTGGAGTTCTTTTTGGTTTGTTGTATCCACTGACACCTGCCCTCTCTAATCTTTTATCTTTCATACCATTTTCTCCTTTTACCACTTGCAGTCACATCATGTTTAATTCGTTTTGAACTAGTCTTCTTACGCTTGCTTCTTTCTTTCTCAGCCTTAGTCATCTTATCGGCAACTGCCTTAGGACGACATGAGGGGTAGGGTCGGTCGCTATCTTTAGCAGACTTACGCCCGCATGCCTCACCTGTTTTTAAATCTACCCACTTTTCATTAAACCATTTCTTAAGGCCACCTTTATACTTTGCCATTATCGGTAGCCTCCACCACGTTTTTTATATTCCTTAACTAACCAACCATTTGCATAGGCCGAAGGGTAGACATCAAATTTACGCTTTGCTTCGGCTTTCACTCTAGCGTAGAGCGCTTTATCTGTTGGGGTGGGTGCGCCCAACGGTCCTTTCCTTTTAGCCATATTAGCCTCCTAGTAAGACATTAGTGCAGGGTACTCCTGCTTCATAATCCTAATCACCCGTTGGACAGCTGCACGGTCATGCATAAAGTCAGGGTCATGGATGTTGATATTGTATTTATTAAGAATCTCTATTGCAACAATGTCAGGGATCGTACATGCTTTCTTGTAAGAAATATCCTTGCGGGGATCTCTATAGGCTTCACGATCACGCTTGGCTTGTTCAATAAAAGAACTGGCATCCTGAGAAAACTTAAAATCACCAGTTGAAAGATCAATACCACCGGACATACCGCCAGAAGTATTGAAGCTAAGTTTAGTATCCATTAGTCCTACCTCGTATTACTTAGTTTGTCATGGCTACGAAACGACCCGTCTTACCAATGTAACCCAATACTGGATTAACAATAGCGAAGTCATAGCTGCCTTTAATAAACGCTGCGGAAGCTAACTCGTAGCCACCGTCAACTGAATCTGTAGTTACCCAAACACAATCTTCTGCTGGGATATTGTAGATCACACCTGCTGTAAAAGAACCAGTAGTAGTTCCAATTGTACCTTTAATTACCATCATATCACTTATCTCCTAAAGTAATAAAAAAGGGGAAGAGGCGTTAGCCCCCTCCCCATAGAGATGTATCTAAACCTTACTTAAGGCCGTAGATTGCACCACAACCCAGTGGGTTCTTAACTTCAAAAGTGTTCTCTTCTACCAGCATGCCAACAGTAGAGTCACCTTTCTGACCTACATCAACTTCGGCCAGAGGGCGCAAAGAAGCAACTGCAAACCACTGTGGATCGTAGATCAATGCACAAGAGTCTGAGTGGTCATCGGCAGTACCGGCAGTGCCAGTGGTCAAACCCATGATGTAGTTAGGGACAACCATCAGGTCACCGAAGTCAGACATGTAGATATCTACAGACTGACGCAGCTTACCGTCAGAGTCGATGTTGCGGCGAACACCAGAATCGCTAACCATCAGGTCAGAGAAGTCACGGCGCAGCTTAGGAGACAACATGATCTTAGTTGCCTTACCGCCTTGCTCGTAGATCTTCTGCATG